TAACATTTTAATTTCCATAGTTTTTTTTATATAAATATTATGTTATGGGAAAAACAATTTGTAACTGCTTTCAAATAGTTGTTTATACCTATTATAAATATCAAGTATATCCGAAAAACCTGGATTTACTTTTTCGGCCTTTCTAAGTGTAAAATCGGCGAAGGTTTCAGGTAGTGTTGTGTAAAGCTGTGGACCACCCGATGGACTAACAAAACGACCATCAACTCTAAACAATGTATAAACACTGTAAGCGTCAGCATATTTTTTAGCATCAGTAGTTTCTGTACTCGCATTTTTCAAACTTTCTATTATTGGAAGAAAAGCTTGGTTTTGAAGATTAAAAAACTCGAGTCCCGCATCAAAACTAGCAAAAGCTGCGTATGGTCTTGATACACTCGTATCTTCCAAAGCAGTCGTCGTACAAACTTGTTGACTTATTAATCCATTTAAACTTCCACCATAATTATTAGATGTTGATATTTCATACAAGTTGTAATTTGGAGCACTACAAACAACTTGGTCAATTTTATTATTAAGTCTAGAAAATGCAACTCCATAATATAGTGGTCTTAATTTTTCTAACGATGCTGATATTTTACTATTCAACAAAGTCTGAAGTTCACTTGAAGTTATTGGAGTTAGATTTATTGAAACAAATGGTGTTGTAGTAAATGTTGTAGCAGATAAACAAATATTTTCAGGAGCTTGTAATGAACCAGCTTGTACTGTTCCTTGTTGGGTATCAACATTAGTAATCGCTTCTGAAGTTTTGGAAGTTTTTAAAATTTGTTCTTTGTAGTAATTTAAATAATTTTGATTAACTGTATCTATAAGACTATTTGGTTGTGGTAAACTATATCTTGAAATTCTAGGTCCTTCTATTGTCGTTGAAAACCCATTAGTATTAATTTTGTGACTAACACTCATAATCATATATGGTCCATAAAATAAAGGAACGTGTCTTAAATTCAAATACATTGTTGGTTGCATCATAGCATTACCCATCATTTCTATTGTTGCGGTATAACTTCTACTTTTGTAGATACTATATAATGAAACTGTTTGTTGTGCTACTTTGTCACCACTAACCGAAGCTCCCATTTGAGCATATATTCTATTAGATTCTGCAGTGTTTTTCTTTTCTGACATATCAATAGACACACTTTTAAAGATACTTTGGTTTTGAGTACCGTAGTCAACACTAAACCCTACTACTCTATTTTTTTTAGAATAATCTTCATCGGGACTTGATGGAACACGCAAAGGATTATCAGATGATTTTCTTAAATCAAAAGTATCACTGGCAAATTTAGAATAAGCAGCATTTGTTGCAACGTGTTCTGATGGTTTTCCAACATACATAAGTAAAAACTTCGGTGTTGCCTTTATATAATCAACATCCAAAAAAGTACCAAACAAAGTTTCAGTGGCATCAACAGGAATTGGTTCACTTTTAGCGACCGCCTGTTGTATACCATAAAAGTTAACATATGCAGGAAGTGCAAAAAACACCATATTGTTATCCCCACAAATATTACTTATAATCGCTAACATATTTTGGTTGTCGTTACCTTTTAGATATCCTTTAATTTTTTCTAAATCAATTGTAATTTCATTACCAACATCTCTAGCCGCTTTATCTTGAAATAAAAAGTCTTCAAAAATGGTTTTATTTAAAAAGTCTGTACCCGCAATCCACTTGTCGTTCATTGTTTTTAATAAAGAATAGGTGTCTAACTTTGAAACATTACCTGCCGTTGCGTTTTTAATTGGTGGTGTATTCTGTTTGATTGTTGGTAAGTCTGCATTTAATTTTAAAAAAGTTTGTGTTAAATTTTCTGAGTTAAATGTTTGTTGTTGTAGTAAAAAATTATTTAAATTTTGTTGAAATCTAGTTTTATTCAGTGTTGGGTCTTCTAACTTTTGTTTTGCAAATAGTCTTATAATAGGGTAATATGTTTCTATATTTGACACAGTAAACTCAATGTCCATACCATTATTAGCAGTAAAAAAATCAGTTATAGTACTACCACTATCAGCATACTTAATACCATTTTGAGTAAATTCTCCAACATATTTTTTAAGTGCCGCCCACTCTAATGGGTTACTTGTTGTACTTTGTAATAATGTTGGAGCTGATACAGTACCATCGTTTGGTAATGTTCCTACAACATAAGGACTTACCGTTAATGGGTTAAGTGGTTGAAAAGCGGGGTTATTACTAAAATAATTAAATACCCTTCTTTTGAAGTTACCAGGATTTCCCATTTTTAAAACACAATCAAAATTTAAAAATTCAACAAGTTTAGGAAAAAAGTTGGATATTTGTTTTTGAGCTAATAAGACACCGTCTTGTGATTCATCGTCTAACAATGTCAAACTGTTTTTTGGAACCATAAACAAATTTTCAATTTGATTGTATAGTCTTTTTTCTTTAACGTTTCTTACACCACCAACTGTAGTGTAGTTTGAATTAGTTTGTTCTTCTTCTAACACTAAATCAGATACAGAAGGTGTTGGGTTACAAAAACTTAAAAATAATTCTTCAAATTTATCTAATATTTCAGGTTCAAATACTGAAAAAATTTCTTCTATATTTGAATAAGTTGATGTTGTATTTCTTAATTCAAAATCTAAATTTTTAGAGTTGTCGGTATAAATTGTTTTAAGATACTCATTATATAATGGTTTTCTAATAAGTGAGTTGTTAAAATACCCAAACTGTGAAACTCCCCATAAAGGTCTAACACTACCATTATAAACAGACTTATTGTTAAAAACTTCTTCAGTAATTTTACCTAAAGAATTAAAACATTCAAAGTTTGTTTGGTTTATATTTATACCACCTGAAGAAGGTACTAGTAGAAAATTTTGACTGTTTTCAGGATTGTCAAAGAAAGTGTAATAATTTTTATTTACCAAAGAACGATTTGGATTTGTTAAATCAAAACTGAAGTTATAATATTTTCCTGAAGTTTGGTTATTAGCAACTCTAAATCCATTATTATTATATGAATCTAAAAATGATTGGTATGTCGGTGAATTTAACAAAGACAAATCTTTGTTATAGAAAAATCTATAGACATTATTTATAACCTTTGGGTAAAATCCTAATGATATGTTATCTAAGGTTTGAGTTGGGTTGGTTACTAATGGTGTGGTTGTTTGTAATTGAATATCTACTTGTGTGGTACCGCCCGTATATGCAGGAACAACCATTTTCAAAGCGGTACTTGGTGTTGAACCTGTTGTATCGTAACTTTTTAAATAATCAAAATTATTCCATATTTTATTATCTAAAATATCATTTCCAGTTTCTACATATTTTTTGTACCTATGCCAAATACTACCATACTTTAAAACCCAAGCATATGGTAATCTATGTATTGATGAAAATTTATTAAAAGTTGATGCTAAATAATCTAAATCAGTTGGTATTGAACTTGTTTCATCAAAACTTTTTATTTTTTCTCTTGTTGTAATTAAAGGAAGTGAATTCAAATATAAATAACCTAACGCAACATAAGGGTCTGTTACATTATTTTTTTGATTTTCAACACCTTCAACCATCGCATTAACAAAATAAGGAGTATTAATTAATGATGTTGTTTGAATTTTTGTACCAACTTGCCCACTATAACTATTTCCGTAATCAAAAATACTTTCAGTTAGATAAAGGTCTTTTTCTTTTCTTGTTGAATAAAAACTACCTAAAGATATTTGTGATGTGATTGGCACGTTAGTATTAACATCGGTCATAAATGGTTGGGTGAAGTTTTTGAACCCGTATTTAGAAACTAAAGCATTTATACTTTTAATAGTTTCTGTTTCGTTAACTCTACCAATCGTTTTTTTATCATCTAAATAAACGTAAGTTTGTGTTTTATTGAAATCATTTACCGTTGAAACACTTTGTCCGTTTTGTAAGTTTGTTTTTAACCAATTAACATTTGTAATTGGGTAATTATCTAAAAAGTATGTGTCTGTTGCTGGAACACCATTAATAAAATTCTTGATTGAATCAGGAAGCGGTATTGCTGTATCAATAGCTATTGAGCTATTTGATAACGTATCTATACTATACACATTATTGTAAACATCTACAGGTCCACTACCACCATCTAATTCCAAAAGATTTTTAATATATTCTGTAACAAAAATAGAATCAGAATATAAAGTCCAATTAGTCCCTGTTCCATTATTAGATATTTTTCGTAGTGTTTGTAAAAAAGTATTATAAGTAAATCTAAATTCTTTTAATAACTGAGTAAGTGAAGTATTATTTAATGCCGTTTTTGTGATATTTGATGATTCTAAGTTACCTAAAAATATGGATATATTTTCTATGTTATATCCTGTTCTATTCATTTTTGCATAATGAGCACCTAAATAACTTCTTTCAAAAATTTCATATAAGTAACTTTGTTCTTGTGTGTTTATATATGGTGTTACTTTGAATGGATACTCAACAGCATTTATTGAAAGAACGTTACTAAGAGTTTGTGGATTTGTGTACGCGTTTTGTGTTGGTGGAATAGTTTTTTGATTAGCAGCATAAATAAATTCTTCAGTAAACGCAATTTCAGGCCAAACAACACTATCAAATCCTTTTGTTGTGTTTATAACTGAAGCATCCCCCGGATACTTTATAACATAAATTTCTGAACCATCTTTTTGTGTTTCATTTGTAAAATATTGTGGCCAAGGATATACAACATTCAAATCGTTTAATTGGTTAGTACCGTTTACTAAATTTTTAGAGTCAACTCCAAAGTTTTTTGATGATGGTATTATTGACTCTAAACGAATCGGGTTTGTTCTTTGGTTCCAAGCTCTAGCATGTGTATCCTCCATTAACCTATAAAAACCATCTAACCCCGCAAAAATAACCGCCATAACGTTTCTTATTGTTGGTACAAACCCTAAAGCCTTAGGGTTATTAATAATTTGGTCACTTAAAAACTTAGTTAACGCTTGTTCTATTTCCTGATTTTTTTTATTTAGTTCATCACTTGCTTTTTGAATCTTATCAAGAAAACTGTTTAAAACATAGTTTTGAGCGTTACCCACTTTATCCCCAAACTTATAACATTCAGGGAATCCATTTACTACTTGATTAGTCTGTTCGTTATATAAGAAATTTGGATTTAAACTTTTAAAATCTGAGATATACTTATTTAATTGGTTATCGGTTGGGTTAGCCCCATAGTTAATAACATAACTTTGTCTAAAGTCATCATCAGTTAATGTATTAAAATCTATTTGTTCAAAAACGTCATTAATAGAAAATTTAACGGGTATTTCACCACTTATAGTACCTTTGTCAGGTAATTTGTATTGACCATTTGTTCCAAAACTTGCATTTGCTTTAAGTGCTGCAACATATGTATTTATATCAGTTTCAACTCTTTGTTTGTAAGTTTGTCTGTCAGCAAATGATATATTTTCTTTATATGGGTAATAAACTTGACCTTTAAATATTTTTTCAGATACATCTAAAAAATCACTTATAGAATTAGCAAAAACAGAATTTCTTAATTTATTCAAGTTAGTTTGAAAATCCGAAACATCGTTAAACACAGTAAACCCTGCCTTATCCGCCTCTTGTTTTAACAACGTTTGTAAATTTTCTATTCTTGCTGAAAACTCTTCTAAAGTAATTTCAGGAAAATCTTGTGCAATTAATCCCTTACTTTTGTATATTGAGTAAACTTCTTTCAGTTTTTGAAGACCAACAGACTCAACTACTGTTGTAACATTATTAGTATTTACACCATTATTTGAAGAGTTAGAACTACTTGGCGTAATTAAAGTTTCAGTTTGAAACATTTTAGGTGAATTTTTAGCATATGCTAAAATACTATCTGCTAATATTGCGGTATTTCTACTAAGTAGTTTTAAAGTTATTTTAAAATTACCACTATCAGGTTCAAAACTAGCATTGAACTCGGTTAGGTTTAATTGGTATCTAATGGCCTTTCCATAATAACCCTTTAAGATTAAAAAAAATGGAGGATATGGTAAATTAAAAAAAACAGAATATAAAGAGTTATCCCCTTGTTCAAATAAGGCTCTTCCTCTAATATCAACTAAGGTTATTGAAACTTCAGTGACGTTTGCGGGTTTTATACTTACAGTTATATCTGTCATACCTAATGTTTGGGTATCTTCATAGTTTAAAACTTTTTGTTTAAAACTTGTATTACCGTCTTGATTTACAGTATATTCTGCGTTTTGATTCGCTCCTCTTCCTTGTCTAACACCTCTACCTGTATACTCATCAGACCAACTTGTGTCAAACGCCTTTTTTCCTTTAGGTCTAAGAAAGTTGAGTTTTAAATCATCAGGAAAATTAGAAAGTGATGCAATTTGAGAATTTATTACAGGACTATCAAAGTTATCACCAATTGCTAATTTTGTTCTTGGAATAATTTGAGTTTCCAAATTGGCATACATAACAAGATTTTCTTGTTGTATATATCTATCTTTTACATTGTTGTTTTCATCAACAACTTTGTTTGGGTCAATTAAAATAATATTATCGTAGTCTGCTTCGACATAGATATTATTTTCTTTATTATAAATTTGTCTGAATTTTGTTGGGTCATTAACGGCCATAATAAAAAATATGTGTATCTAACGCACTTTTGTAGCCTTGTAAGGCACTAATTAATGGATATGGTATTATTAGAACAGCCCCATCAGGTATGTTTGTTTCCAATCCACCATAAATTGGGTTTGCGGTTAAAATTAACCAACCAAAATATGGGGTTCCGTATTTTTCATAACTAATTTTATCTAATCTACTTTTATTTTTAAGATAAATGTATCTTTGGTCTGATGGTCTTTGTGGTAAACTTACAAAAGGTACAACAGTTTGTTGACCATTTATTAAAAAATTTTGGTATCTGTTATAGTACTGCATTTTAATTAAAAGATACTTTTAAATTATATTCATCTCCTGTAGAATTTACAGAAGAATTTATGGCTTTCATATTGTCAACCTCAATCTGATTTGGAAATAAAACTTGTGAAAAATTCATTTTTCTTTCTTTATCTTTATTTATATCATAACTACAAGTTGCACAAAAAACAGAGTTGTAATAATTTGTTTCAAAACTTTCAAATCTTTTGTCCACAAAATCTTTTGATGATTTATATTGAGCAACTATTCCCGTTGGGAGTTCTGAACCGTCTTGAGGATTAATACCTAAGTTACTTTTTAAGTAATTTGTCCATTCAGTTTTTCTTTCATTATTGTTAACCACATCAACAACTTCATTAACAAACTTATTATAATCGTCTATTATTTCTTTTCCAAAAACCATAAAAAATCTATTTTCTTCGGGAGATATTGCTAACGGGTCTGAATCAATAAATGTGTTAAATTGAAAATTATCATTATAAACTTCTTCATTATCTGTAGGTATTAGACTATACGTTTCTAAATTATTTGTAAATGCTGAAAGTTTACTTCCGACAATTTGTAAATCCCCTCGTAGTTCATCTAATGTATTTGCGTAAGAAGTGTTGGACGCATCTACAGGTGTTGTTCCAGTTAAAGAAAAAACTAAAATTTCATTTTTGTCATTAGCGTAACCATCAAATGCATTACACACATAATTTAATTGGTCCAAAACATCAATCATTTTTGTTTCATTAACCTCACTATTAACTATGTTGTTAGACGCATCACTAAGAACCGATAGATAAGTTGATTGTCTACTTTCTATCATATCTTTGAGTTTTCTTTTTATTTTTCTTGTTGAAATGTTTGTAAAATTTTGTAGATTCAAACTCGCAAGAATTGGACTTGTTTCATTTTCAATATCATCTTTTGCCCCAGAAAAAAGTAAATTAACTTTTTCTTCGTACTCACTTTTTCCAAAAATTTTAACTAAATTTGTTGCAGGTTGATTAATGTTATTAAAATAACCATTTTGATATTTCCTATCTTTTGTGAAAATTAATATTCCACCGATTAGTAGTTTAGAATTAATGTTCTTTAAATTTTGTAATACGTTTTGAGAATAGTCTTTAGTTAAGTCTATAAAATTTTTCATATTTTCTTTATATGAAAGAACTCCCGTAAACCCACTTAATGTTGTATCATATTTATACGTATCTTGTTTACCTATGGTAGTACCAATTTTATTTTGTTGTAATTGTTGTGGTTTAGCCAAAGGGTTTGTTCTTATTGCTTCAAAAAATTCTGCATCATATTGTGATGTAACGTCTTCAGTTATTGTTGCCCTTTCATCATACATTTCTGTATTAGCGTAATAATTAAAAGATAGTGCATTTTGTAGTTCAGCAACAGGACCCGCAAGACCGTGACCTCCAATCATATCAAAACTTAAACTAATATTTGCAACCATCGGTTGTACTCCAATACCTTCGGGGTTTAAGTCAAAAAGAGCACCTGCCTGATTAGAATAAGATATTGATAAATCTTTAGGTATTATTTTTGTATGATAAAAATCGCCAACTCTTAATACCAAAATAGGTGGTGAACCAAATGCACTATTGAATGCATCACTATAATCTAACTTAAAGTTACCTCCCGCAGTTTGTGATACGGTTGGTATAGTGTCTCCAGGTCTCATACATTGTTGTAAAAAAACTAATCGTGAATTCAAACCTTCAGGAGTGATTGAGTGAAATACTGGATTAAAATATTGAAACTTACTTCTAATATTATCATAGACAATAGGATTTTCCTCTTTAATCATTTGGAAATAATTACATTCCGTCAAAAGTCTTCTAATAATTTTTTTAGCCAAATCCTTATATTGTGGGGTTTGTTTGAAATTATTAATAATCTCATTCTGAGGTGTTGGTTTTGGTGTAGTAGTTTCTGCTGCCGTTGGGTTCGGGGTTGTTGATTCTGTTTGTGCAGGTGGTGTTTGGGATTGAACAGGTGGTGCAGGTTTAAAAGTTATATTTCCAATTTTAGTTCTTCTACAGGCCATTGCTTGGACTGAATATATACCTTCCTCATATGGTGATTTAAAAGCTTTATTACATTCTATTTCTGAGTATTTAGGGTCTTTAATTGTCCCGCTAGACCCTTCTGCCTTTTTAGTTATTCTTAATTTGGGAGGGTTACTTTCTGTGAATGTTTTCAAAGTTTTATCATTAACTTTAAAATTTTCTATAAATTTTAAAACAGAGTCATTTCTTCTTTCTGATAAATTTTGATTACCACTTGTATTTGTTGAACTAGCAGTCCCTAACAAGTCAAAACTTACTTCACCCCCACCATTAAGTATATTAAACACTTCACCTAAAAATTCTTTAAGGTCTTGAAATTCTGTTTCAATATTTGAGAAAAACCCACCAACTGTTTCTTTTCTAGCATCAACATATTCTTTTAATGAAAAGTTAGGTGTTGTAGTTGTATTCAAAGCCACTTTATTTGCGTCCGAATACTTGAATACTTTATTAAGTGGTTTAACTGTTGTGTAATTATTTTTATCTGCAACATACTGATTATACCAATATTCAAAATCTTTACTTGTTGATGTTCCTGATGAGTCATTTGGTTGAGCGTTTTCAAAAAATAAAAATATTTCTTCAAATTTAGGGTCTGAAATTTTATCATTTGATGCTGGAGGTGTTGATTTAACTTCTTCGGTTTTTGTTGGCTCGGGTTCAGGTGTTTCTTTTACAATTGTTGTTGCCTGTTCGGGATATTTAATTAAATTAATTGCGGTTTGTATATCTTGTGGTGCTAAAAATGCAAATCTTCTTGTTAAGGTATATAAATCATATTTAAGACAACCTGCAAAAAATGAGTCCATAACTTTTGTCATTTCAGATTCAGGTCTTATATCTTTGAATTCTTGGTCTACTAAAAGATTTGAAATAGAAGGGTGGTCAACAATAATGTCAAAATCAAGTTTTCCACTTCTTTCAGTATTCTTATATGTGTAAATTTTTTCGGGTCTACCAATAAAAGAATTGTCACCAAAGTCAGCCCTTGTAGAATCAGAAAAATCTAAGTTATAAGGTGGAAACCACATAATTCGACCACCATTAGGTCCTCTTTCACAAGCAGGTAAATCTTCAGTGGTAAATCCAGGTTTGTTAGATGTTCTCCAAGCTAAATTTTCCAAAGACAACATGTATTTTTTTACTTGCCCATCAATAATGTTTGTTGACTGACCATTCTTGTCATTGTGTGGAACAATATTCAAATTATATGTATTATCAAAAACAGAATAAGTATAGTTTCTAATATTACCTTCAGTTTTCTGTAGTTGTGAATAAGTTAAAAAAGGAGTATCCTTTGTGAATAATCTACAATATTCAAAACCTTTCAATGAGCTACTACTACTGTCAATTGAATTTTTTGTTGTATATCTAATAACCCTTGAACCCTTAGTCATTTCAACATAACCGTCATTAAATACTTTTGATATTTGGTTTATTGCAGTACCAACATGTTCTAATTTTTTTATTCCACTTCTATCTGCAGAATCTACTAATTTTTGTGTGGTGTCTAATATTGAACCATCCCTCCAAACATTATTTTCTTCTATTTTCCAAGATTCAGTATCTTTAAAGGCTGATTCAAAGTTTTTTGTAAACACATCATTAGTACCAAATCTTTGTAGACCGCCAGGTCCTGCCAATTCACCAACTTTAAAATATCCTCTTTTTGATGCCCAAGTAAATCCTCCACCAATAGTCGTTGTACCATCAGAATAACTTCTTGTATTTAATCCAAATTTAAATTTTTGAAAATTTTCACCTTCATAGTATTTTCCTATTTCACCAACAGAATAAACGGGAGCACCACTTGGTTCTCCATTTTTATCTAAAGGTTGAGCATTTGCAGGTGAAATTAAACTTGAAAAAATATCATCAGAATCTCCACCTCCATAAAAATTTGGTTTGGGTGCAAATAAAGTTGGTCTTCTTAATGTTAACCCGCTGTAGTCGGGTCTATAAGTATTATAAAAAAGTTGTCCAAACAATAAACTTCTTGTCGCGTTTGAAGTGTTTGCCAACATCAACTTTGAACCTCTTTTGTTTTTTTGTCCTGTGATAGTTCTTATAGCTCCCATGACTGTACTTGTTAAAACTTCAACAGGATTTTCAACAAGTCTATTTAACATTCTTTTATCGGGGTAGTCAAAGTACTCGCCAGGGATTATTGAATATGGTGAATATAATCCTCCAAGTTTTGCTGTAAAATTTAAAGCCCTACCAATTAATGATTCAGGTGAAGTGATAACATAATTTCTTGCCAATAATGGAATATTTCCCGATATAATACCGGCAGCATCAAATGGATTTAAATTTGGTTTAACTGAAACACCCCCACTATCAGGGTCAATTTCAGAATCAAGAGCGTTTATTCTACCCAAAGTTTGGGATACTAACTCACTTGCGATTCTATATCTATATTCTCTTCTTAATTGTCTTGCACCTATAAACGCTAAAGCGGAATCTTGGGATAGACTACCATTGGAGCCTGCCGGATTATCACTTAATAAAATATTAATAGGTTTATAGGTTGATGGTATAAAGTTAATTGGTGTTAATGAATTAGCATAGGCATTACCATAACTTGTTGGTATAATGTCGTCTATTGTGATTAAATCATAGTTTCCGTCACCAGTTACATACTTGTTGTTTATGTAAGCCTCATTTTCTTTTTTAGACCCCACAACTTCCAACTCAGAACCTTTAGTACTTAAATAATTATATTCACCACCATTAGATAATTTTCCATTATTAACGTTTATGTCAACAGTATTTATCGGTGTGTTTTGCGGTGTGTATTCATTAAGTGGAATTAAATCGGTTCTAAAAGAGTTAGCATCTTGTTCTAATTCACTATTAATGGTATCACCATAATCATAGTTTCCTTCGTTACTATTTGTTTGAACATTGTTATTTATTGAAACTTCGCTTTGTGATTGTCCATTTACAGGACCATATTGATTAATAGGAAACAAGGTAAGTCTAATAGTTTCAGCCTCAGTTTCTAATTTACTATTTATCGCATCACTTGGGTCATATTCTTCTTCATTTGGGTTTGTTTGATAGTTGTTCCAAGGAAATACTGAAATTGTGTAGCCAGCAACTGGACCATATTGATTAAGTGGATATAAAACATTTCTTTCACTGATACCTTCCAATTCTAATTCACTACCAACGGTATCTGAAAAGTCATATTCACCTTCATTTGAACCTAATGATAATATATTATTAATAGAGTATTTTGTTGAACCGTATCCTGGAGCCGAAGTTGCTGGTGTATATTTATTAATAACCCTCATCAGAACTTCTTGTTCATTACCTTTTGTTTCTAAATAACTTCCTATAGTGTCTGAAATATTATACACTCCAGAACCAACGGTTTGTACCACTTGGTTGTTTTGTATCCAATAAACGGGAAAACCAAAACCTGTAGTTGTTGGCTTATATACATTTAAAACTTTTAATTCAATTTCTTTTTGGTTACCAATTGAATTTAAATAACTGTTAACTGTATCGGCAACTGAATATTCTCCTTGTCCATTTGTTAAAATGTTTTTTAAATTGTTAATCCAATAAACGGGGAACCCAAAGTCAGGCCCTGTACTTTTATAAACATTTCTTACTTTAGATAAAATTTCTTGTTCGTTACCAATTGAATTTAAAAAACTATTTTGTGTGTCTGAAATTGTATATTCACCTTCACCTCTTGATTGGATTGTTTGATTATTATTTATAAACCAAACAGTATCACCAAAACCTCTATCATTTCTATTAAGTGGTTTGTATAAATTTGTAACAATTAATTCTTTTTCTTTTGTATCACCAATTTTTTCTAATTCGCTACCAATCGCTAAAGGATAACCATATTTACCTTTATTTGTTTCTTGTTGTAAATTTTTGTTAATTTCGACCGTATCCCCATATGAAGTTGAAAATTCAGTTGGTCCATAGATGTTATTAACAAAAAGAATTTTTTCTTGACCATCCCCAATTTTTTCTAAGTCACTACCAATCGCTAAAGGATAACCATATTTACCTTTATTTGTTTCTTGTTGTAAATTTTTGTTAATTTCAACGGTATTCCCATATGAAGTGGAAAATTCAGGTGGTCCATATATGTTATTTACAAAAAGAAGTTTTTCTTGACCGTCTCCAATTTTTTCTAACTGTGAACCTATTGAGTTTTTAAATCCATAAAGACCAAAATTGGATTCAACATTTAAATTAACATTTATTTGAACAGTATCACCGTAGGTTGAACTTGAATTTTCAGGTCCGTATTTATTTTGTTTGTAGAGTTCTTTTTCTTGTACGTTACCAATAGTTGATACCTCAACGGAGTCTTTTACAGCATAATCAACAATTTGAAACTCTTTATTTTGAGCAACGTCTCCAAAACTAAAAGAATCGTCAACACGGTATGGTTTAAGATTTCTTGTCAGTAATCTTTTTCTAAAATTTTCAGAAGAATTAAATGAAAGTGGACTATCCATTTATTTGTTTATTTTATAAATAGATATTTTTTTATTTTTATCCTCGTTTTTGAGTAATTAATGCATTCGATAGTTTGTCAGAAAATTCTGCACTTAATCTTGTATTCACTGTATTCATAATTGTTTCTTTAAGTTGTGAAGCATCTAACACCTGACTTATTAAGTTTTGTGGAATATTTGTATTAATATTTAAAGTAACTTCAGTTTTACCACCAATTTCAACGGTTTGTTTAACTTCCATAGGTGGTTGTGAAATTGTTCCGATTTTACTCATCAAGTCTGTTATAGAAGGTGTTGGTGCTGCAACAGCATTTTGATACTCCAAGTTTGTTATGGAAGATGTGGGTGTAGCACTTGCGTTTTTATACATCATAGATAAATCACCACCTTTAGGTATTCCAATCTCTTGAAGTCTTTTTTCAGATTCATTGTATTTTGCAAAGAAATCACTTATACCAGGACTAAATAACATTTCATCAGCGGTGTTAGGTAATAATTGCCCAAAATCTGTTTTCACCATACCGCTTCCACCTGAAGGTATAAATGCATCGTTGATTGTAGCCGCAGGACCTGCTGGTGTTGGTAGTGGTATACTTCCGACCAATAATGATATACTATCAACCAAAGTTGCAATGCTATTTGTTAATGTTGTTAAGTAAGTTTGAACTACAGTAGAAAAGTTTTGGTAGGCTACAACTATAGCGTCACCTCCAGCTTGATATTGTTTTTGGAACTCGGCAAACATTTTATCGTATGTTGGTGCAATTTTCCCATACATTGTTTCATCTTCACCAGATTTAACAATTTTTTGACCTCTATCTAATCCCATACCAAAAATACCTTGGTTTTGAATTGTCTGTAAAGTTAATAACATTTTGTCTGAAGTACTTAACTGATTTTGAGCATTTGTATACATAGCCAGTTGTAAGGCTGCTGGGTCATTTGAAATTTTTAAATCTTCACCATACTTATTCAATGCATCCATAAAGCCCGGATTATTCATTGCTGTTTGTAAATCTTGGACTCCGCCTTCAAACCCAGGTAAGTCAATTTTTACTGAACCCCCTGGACCAATTTCTGCTAAACTTGCTACCAAATTTTTCTGTTCTTCAGAAATTGTTGAGGGGAATGTTATTCTTGATGCAATTTCTTGCTCCTTTCTCATATTAATCGCACCCTTAGCTACATCTTCATATGATAATCCTAAAATGTCAGCCTGTTGTCTTAATCTTAACATTTCTTCACCAGAAATTTTAAAATCACCGGTTGTTTCATTAAATTGAACGGCAGATGCAGAAGCATTAATTATTTGGTCTTGAAGACCTTCCATATCATACTGAGCCATATGAATTAATTGAAATGGGTCACCCAGAGCTCCTATGTTTCCTCCAAGTGCCTGTAATTGACTAGCCATTTCTATGGCCCTTTCAGGTCCCCCATCCAAAATTTTATTTGCGGTTACTTGAGCTTTTTCTAATGAAAATCCAACTCTTTGAGCCTGTGCTGCCATTTTAGTTAATCCATCCACACCATTTCTAAATCCATAAATCTGTGTTTTGTATAAATCCTTTGAAACCGCCGAGGTTAATTTACTAGCATTCAGTCCTGAGGCCTTTGCGGTGGCGGCGACTTTGTTCATTATTTCTACAGATTTAGACTGAGTTACACCATAAGCTGTCATATTTGAAATTAATTCTCCAACCACTTCAGGTGTTGCTCCAATTGTCTTTCCGAATATAAGAGCGTCTTTAGTTGTTTGGGCGTTAATTGGTACCAAACGTTCCATTGCGGTACCAACTTTATCTAAATATTTTCCAGTATCATTAAACGCAATTCCAAATTCTAAACCACCTTTATAAACATCATAAATAACTTGTTCAAACTTTTTGGCACTAGTTGCCATTCCATTACCTAAAGTTGTATTAAACTTTTTAGCATTACTTTCTAAAGTTAAAAAGAAATCTTCAATTCTTTGTAAAGATGTAGCATCGTTGAATGCTTGATTAACTTTTTGTGCAAAGTTAGAAACTAATTGGTCTTCGGTATATAAACCTGGCGTAGTAGATTTAAATGGGTCAGTAGTTTGTAAAAGCCACATATTCTTTTATTTGATAAATACTATTTTGGTTGATTTTCTTCAACAAGTTTATTTATAAAGTACTTTCTTTCAAATGTGGGCATTTGTGTGACATCTCGGTATGAAAATCTACCGTACTTAACCAAATAATAAATTTCGTCCAATAAATATTTTTGATAATCAGAAGAAAGGGCGAAAAAACTCCACCCCAAAAGTAACATCGATAGTCACTTTTTCTCCAGACGGGGTTTGAATTACTTTTTGTAAATCTATTTTTGGTTCGCATTTATTTGAAAATTTTCTAAGGTCCTTCGCATCTGATATTGGCATTTGATTTATAAATTTAGTTATTTCTAAAGTATCTTTAACTCCATCTATTTCAACTATTTGTTTTTCCAACCTTTTTGTTGCGATAGGTGCCGTCATACCTTTTGGATATTGTGAAACAATTTTATCAATTTCTTTTTGGTCACCAATTGTTAGAAGTTTAAATTTAACCATTTTTTTTGACTTCGGAAGAAGGTATGAAAATAACCCTTCAAAATCAGGATTATGTTCCATTTCTTTATAATCCAAAGAGTCCAACAAAACTGTTGTTTCAAATGTTTTTTGTGTATTTGGGTCGGTAACCGTAAAATTATATTCAGGTCCAAACGCAGTGTTTCTAAGAAAAATTAATACAGCCTGAACGTCACAATCTAACATATCGTTAATATTAAATCCTGGTTCATAAATTTTTTGTCTTAGTAACGTATAGATAATTCCTTCCTTATCATTGTTTTGTGACATTAAAGTGTTTTCATCATTAGCCGTTAAATAACCAACTTTAATAGAATCTCTTTTTGGTTTGTAAAAAACACCTTTTGATGGTAATTTTATTACATCGTGTGGTAATGAAAAATTTTCCTGACCATATTTTATATTATCTTCCATAGTTTTTTAATAAAAAAATACTTTACAAAATACGTTAGTAAATAAAAAATCCCATCATATTGACGGGATTTTTATAAAAATTTGAATTATTTTTTTAGTAAACTAATATACATCTATCAGGTTGCAATTTTATTTCTACTGTTGATAAGTCCGCACTACCATAATCGGCACCATCAAAAGATGCACTTGTTATAAGACAGTTTTGAAGAATCCATTTTTCTACTGCAACTCCTGTAGGGTCTAACATTTCTAAATCAACGTCTTTTTTATAACCAGCAGCGTAACCCATACGACCAGTAACTGACTCAGCATGTAAACGTACCCATTCCATTACTGCCTGTGTCGCAGAAGGACCAATTGGGTCTCTAAATTTAACTGTGATTTCACCCCATTTAAAGTTAGTTGATACGTAAGTTTCGGTGTTCAAAAATTTAATTTCTTTTTTATCAATTGTAATTGAAGGTTTACCTGAACTTTCAACATACCAAGAGTTAATCCCCAATGATGAAGGGAATGTTAATATAAAACGATTTTTTAATTTCGGTTCATACTGAAAGGGCATTCTCATTAATAAATCAGCCATATCTTTTGTTTTTTGTTTTTTTTATTTTTATTATAAATATCTGTAAATTAATTTTTTCTATTTACTTTGAATTTTTTTAAAGTTATCCTATAACTAGAACTTAATATCTAGTTTTATTACCTCCTTTAGTTAAATATAAGTTTACTGGCGATTCTTCATATTCTTTTGATATTAATTCTTTAATTTTTTCAATATTTCTTAAATCGTCATCTGAAAAACCTATATATGGTTCCCAAGAAGCGTTAAACTCCAAATCATTTTTAAACATTGGATTACCGTCCACCCCATACTTACTTTTTAATTCACTTGCCAAACTTCTACAATAAGATACAAAGTTTTTGAGTGCATCAAACTTTGCTTGTTCAGGGTTAGCTGCATTATTTGCCCCATAAGATACGGGTTCAAATTTACACATATCTAAATACTCGTTAAGTTCTGCCGGTGACAAAGACTTTACGGTTTTATCACTACTCACTTTGTTTCCTATATCTCTATATTTATGAAGGTTTTTTGCCAATTCTCTTGAATCCAAACCATTTTTATTACTCATTATAAGATTATAAACAGCCTCTCTTAAAGTTTTTGGACTATGACCTCTAGCGGTAATAATAGCAAATATAGACCCACCATTAATACACTCCACAAAATCAGGCCAAGCAGGTCCCGTTTTTGCAATCATAGAGTCAATAATAAATCTTTTATTACCCGGTTCTCTAAAGTTTTTAAATGCACCAATAGAATATGCAACTATTCTTTTTCCCTTATAATTAAAAGATTCAAAACCAATTTTTTCACGATATTCAGCAAAGTCTTCAGTTGACATTTGAACTTCATTTTCATCTTCATCCATAACAAGAATTGAAGTTGGCATAAACATAATATTGTCATCCCAATCAAACGCATAATATTTTAAGTCGGGTCTACCTACATCATCAAAACCTTCGTTCAATCTTTGTCGAACAAATTTTCTAACATACCCTTTTATATCCATTACTTTTGAAGTTTTTCTAAAAGTTTTTCTAACTGACTTTCAGTTACAATTACGTTTTGTTTTTTTGTTGAGTAAGTAGAATCGGATGTTTGTCTTATTCCGACAGATTCTTTAATAACTTTCTTTTTAATTTTCATTTTTTTAAAATTTTAAAAATAAGTAGGGGTTTCCCCCCACATTTATTATACATTATCAAATGATGCTCCTGTAGGTGTAATAACAAATTCAATGTCAATATATTCAAGAGCTCTTGTTGGTTTTAGGTAAATTTTACCTGTTAGTGTATTTGAATCCAAATCTTCAGGTGTGTTTGATACCGTCACACGGAAATCAATTAAACCTCTATCTCTTCTTATTGAATCTAATATTGGGTTAACTGAATCAAGGAAGTCTTGTCTTACTTTATCATCGTTTTGTTCAAATAGTAATCTAATAGCTACCGCAGAAATCAATTTACGAGCTTGTAACAATAATCTTCTAACATTAATTCTGTCAAGCGCAGACTCTCTAACTTGTAATGTTTTATTACCCCAAATCACTGTACCCACGTCATTATATGTTGCAATTGGATTGACTCTACCTTTATAAAGAGTATCTCTATCTTCTTGTGTCAGTTTCTTTCTTGCTTGAATAGCATTTACAAGACCTCTTGTATAACCCGCAGATGCGAACCAAGGGAATGCAATATTATCCGTTAACGCCAAGTTTTTAGTTACTTCAGCGGTTGGTGGTAGATAAATTTGAGTGTTATTAACCGCATCCCGAGTAAGAACCCAAGGGTAGTAAGTTGCCGCGTAACTTGAATCAATACCTGTGTTTTCTAAATTATCTACAACCTCTTGTGGGTAAATTAATCCTTCGGTTATATTTTGGTAAGATGGTAAAAACAAATTAAAATCGGGTGTAGTTGTAATGTAAATTGAGTCGGCTCTATCTTCTTCAATCATATTAACCGCATCTTCAACAAGATTACTGTTATTTACATAATCAATTCCTGGTGTAACAAACACATTAATGTTAGTTGCTTCAGGGTTTGCAAATGTTGTTTGACCCCATTTGTATGCGTAAAAGTCAGTATTCGCCCAAGTTTCTTGGTTAGGCCCTGATATTTGTTTAAACGCTCCCCATCCTGATGCTGTTGGGTATGTTGCCGAAGCGGCTGCTCCAAATTTGTAACCTGTTTGACCAAGTGCGAATGTATCCGCATTTGTTCTATATTCTCTGTATATGTCCCATCCGTCAAAACCTCCGTAAGCATATAAAGTATATTTACGAGTATTCAATCTGTAATATGGATTATCAGAATCAAGTGGTTCACTTGAAAACGACCCCGTTCCAACTTCAAATGCTGATTGACCTGATGTTACATAATTGTTAGATATTGTTACAATAGTCGCTCCACTATCTAAGTGGAAACCTTTTGTTACATAACCCCAATCAGGACCTGTTGTATCGGTTGCAATATTTGTTGGTAATTGTTTTCCTTTATAATCAAAGAAGTCATAATCAACTCCTGTGATATTTGAAATACCCAAATAAGCCCTTCTAACATTTTCACCTGAAGATATTCTAATGTTATCACCACCGTTAGCAGAACCAAAAGGTGGGTTATCAATTTGGTCACCAGGTTGTAAATATCTTGTTTTGTAATTAACAAATGGAGGTGTTGCGTTCGAGTATTCTCTCATAATGTAACCTTCAAAACCACAAGGAAGTGCGTTTGTAGGTGCCTCGTCAGCCATTTCAATCATAATGTATTTTGACTTAACTTGATATTCACCGTTAGATGTACCGATTTTGTTAGCCACAAAGTTGTTTTGTGTTGGGTCTAATGAGCAGTTTGTAAAACTTTCAACAACTCTAACATTTTGGTCAGTGTCAAAGAAGTCTCTTACAAATACATCAAATGTATTATTTGTAAATGATATATTACCGATAGAAAGTTTAACCAATCGGTTAGCTGCGTTACCATCAGATATTAATACAAATCTAAATAATTTGTAAACTAAATTACCACGTAATTCAGACACTAAATAAGGTGTTTTAGGTGTTTGATATTGTTCTAAATAGAAACCAATTGTTTCAGTATTCAAAGATTCTGCACTGTCAAGTGCAATTAAATCACAAAATAAACCTCTAATTTTACTATTATTGTATCCTGAATTTAATAAACTTGGGTAAATTTCCTCAACAAATAATGGAACTTCATTTCTATCTTTAGCAAAATTTGATTTACCAAACAAACTAGACATATAGTTAGAGTTTGTAGACTGCATCGAAGTTTCAAAACTAAATGTGTCAGAATCATATGTTATACCTGAAATTACAAATGTTGAATAAGGGTTGCTAGTTACAGCCGAGTATGTACCAGTACAAACCATTTGAACGTCACTTGTTCCTGTAACCCAATATTGTGGACCGTGTTGTGTTGAAGAATAACTTGTTAAACCTCTTGAACGTAATGTTGAAACAACTAAATCATCCCATTCAGAATAAGGTGACCCTGAGTAGAATGTCATACCAATATTACATATACCTGAGAAAACTCCACCACCTAATGTGGTCATACCTCCAATTGATGCCCCAAATCCATATCCATAGTAACTTCCAACACTCTGTACTTTATTATAATCAAATAGTGCGTAGTACCAAGTGTCATTAGTACCTGCTGATAGATTAGCCAAAGATAAATTCAAATTATCAACACCAAAAGTTTCAGTGTTGGTGGTTACGGTATTTACTGAAGAGCCGGACACATATGTTAATGTATCAGCACTTAACGTACCCCAATAAATTGCAGTTGTCGCTGAAGTCGCAGCACTTGTACTAAACGCATTAACATTTGTAGAAATATAATTTTGGAAGTCAGCGTTTAATGATGACGTACCACCATTAAATGTTGTGTAAGTATTGTAGAAATCTGCAGATAATTGAGCAGGTACCGATGTGATTGTAATGTTACCACTTGTACCTGTTGTACCTGTAAAGTTAAGAGTAATACCTGTTGTGTTACCGGTAGCCGATATTGTTCCTGGGTCAGGATTAGCAATTGTAACAACTGACCAAGACGGACCAGCGTCATACCCTGATAAACCAAGAACTCTTGTTACAAATAACTGATTTGATTGACTTAAATATGATTTTGCAATATATGACGTTTCATATTTTGGAATTTGTGTGTTTACAAATTTTTCAGGACTTGTTCCACCAAAATAAACTTGGTATTCATCAAAATTTGTGATGAATATCGGTTCGAATGCAGGTCCTTGTAGAGTTTCCCCAACAATACCTAAAGTTGTTACACCAACGCTTTGTGCTACAAATGTTAAATCTCTTTCTGAAGTATAAACTCCCGGTGAGACGAAAACCTTATTACTAGATGCCATTTTAATTATGTTTTAGCTTTTTATGTTTTATATATAAATACATTCAATTTTTGCAAAAAACTATTGACTATAATATATTTATCTAACAAGGCAGACTAAATTCTGCCTTTTTTCTACCACATAATTATGACAAAAACCAAAAAAATAAAAAACTTAAAAATATCTGAAGAGGTACACGATGTATTAAAAAAATACTGCGAAAAAAACGGATTAAAGATGTATAAGTTTTTAGAAAATTTAATAGTTAAAACTTGTGCAAAACCTAAAGATATATACGGTGAAGATTAAACTAGGTATGCAACAGTTTTAATCACTGATGTTTCACTAATTAGTTTTTTATAAACTTTAACCACTAAAGTATCACCATCATTAACTTGTATTGTTTGTAAATCGTCACCCACATATAATCCGTTTATAAATACTGAAAACGCATTACCACAAGAAGTTGTTGAGTTTGTTGTGACACCAGTGGGGTTTGAAAATGTTGGTGTTGTCCCACCTTGTACACAATAAGATGATGAAGAACCACTTGTTATTCCCGATACCGTTGCCGGTCCACCACCACAAGGGGTAAAAAATAAAGTGTTGGATGTATTAGACGTATATGAAAAATTATAACAATTTGTTAAATTTTCTAACTCAACAACTTTTAAATCCGCAGTATACCTAATTACCTCTGAAAGTTGGGTGACTCCTGGTAAGAAAGTAAAATCAAAATCAAAATTGTCAGGTCTTGGTGGTTCTATTTCAACTCTTTTACTTTTAACTTTAGTGTCAACTTCAAACATTGTCAAATATCTTGATATTGCTGGTGATACTTGAAAGTCTTTTTCATCTAATAAAAATCCTTGAAGTGTCATTTTATAATTTATAATATAATACTTTCTTTTTTCTAAATCTTTAACCGATTCATCAGATACCTCATCTAAAAGAATTGGCATGTAGTGACCGTTAATTTGAGTGTGAGCTTGAGCAGATGCAAACGTTTGTAAAACGATTTTATTAAACTCGTTGTTTTCTCTCATTCTATTACAAAATAATTTTACGTTAAAAACTAAATCAACAGCAATAGGTTGAGGTACTTTGTATACGTCGGCCCCTTTTCTTTGACCATCCCAAGTAGGTACGGTAAAATAATTTATTCTTAATTTTTCGGGAACATTATACTTACCCCCAACTAATTTACCAAGTTTTACTTCAGGTGTTCTAACAATCGCAACAAATGGTAATGATATATTTTTATCTAAATCTTGAAAGTTCCAAGTTTGTGTAAATTGAGACCAATTTTGATTTGTAATGATTCTATCGATAGTTGGTACTTTTTTTCCATCAACAGTTAACATTAATCTTTCTTTAACAAAATCTAAAAATCCTCTATCTAAATCTGCATGAAGAACTCCTTTTGGTAAATAAGTTCCGTGTCTTGTGACATCATCAAGCATTTCTTCCCTTCTTTCCACACCAAATTTTTGTGGAATTAAAGGTAAATGTTTTTTTATTTGTTTAGGAAACGCCATAATTATATACCTTCAAACTCATTATTTGTGACAGGTGTTGCAAGAATTGTTCTATAAAATCTTTTGTAACCACCATACGTGTGTTTATTATCGGTGAAAACTCTACCATCATTAACAACACTATAATACCTAACTCTTGTTTCAGTTTCGTAATAACCAATGTAATCACCAAACTCAATATCAATTTCTAAATCATCTAAATAATCTTGATAAACACTAACTGTTAAATTTCCAGGTTCAAGCTGTTCTAATTTTGTGGCACCGTAATCTGAATTTGATGGAGCGTCAATTTTTACTAAACCTTTAAACTCAATAGGTGGTAAAAATTGGATACCACCTTTTAGTGCTTCACCATAAACATCGTCATTATTTGTTTTTTGTCTGTCAATTTTATATAATACCAATGTGAAATTCATATCACCCTCTAACCATTCTCTACCCATTTTAATGTCTAAATTAAAATCATCTTCGGCAAAAAACTTATTTAATCTTGTAATTGGAACTTTAGGTTGTGTCATACCTATAAATACTTTAATTGATTTTTTGTTTGTATTATACTATATTATAATATATGAGTGAAGATTTTGTGTCAAAAACACCAGAGTCAAAGGCCCTTTTAATATTAGAAGATTATGAAGGGTCAAATAACTATATCCTAAATTTAAAACACAAAAAGGAAAATAGTAAATCTTTTACCCCAACAAGAAGTCAATCTGAATACATAATAAATTATAGGAACACAAATCCAAAGGTTGCAAAAAAATGGGTTAAGTTAGACTCATATTTTGGTAAAAAACTTATGGAGGACAAAATGTATACAAAAGAACCTTCTGAAATTTATGTTGAAAAGTTATTAGTAGAAAAAGATAAAGCTTTTCATATTTGGGGTAAGATTTTTAGTGGTGAAACATTACACGATTTTTGGATACCAAAATCTGCAATCATTAAAGACAACGAAGTAAAAAATATTGTTATTGATTATAGCAAGTATTACGTTAGACCACCAATGGAACATCAAAAGGTTGCTATTGAAAAATTGGTTGGTAATAAAAAGTTTATTTTAGCTGACGATATGGGACTTGCAAAAACGGGTTCGTCAGTAATCGCCGCGTTAGAATCTGATATTAAAAAAATACTAATAATATGTCCCGCTTCGCTTAAAATAAATTGGCAAAGAGAGATTAATATATATAGTGACCGTAATGTTTATATTGCTGAAGGGAAGAAGTTTTCAACGAATCACGACATTGTGATAATAAATTACGACATTTTAAAAAACTTTCACGACCCTAAAAATAAAGAAAATTCTGAAATATTAAAATCTAATTTTGACCTTTTAATTGCTGACGAATGTTTTACTTACGACACTAAAATAACAACAAATAAAGGTGAAATTAAAATTGGTGATATTGTTGAAAAAAATTTAGATGTAGATATTTTGTCTTATAATCACAACACAAAAAAAACCGAATACAAAAAAATATTTAGAAAATTATTTAAAAAAACAGACACTATACTTCAAATTAAATTACACAACGGAGTATTTATAGAGTGTACACCAAATCATAAAATATATGTAAAAGATAAAGGATATGTTAGAGCCGATAAAATTAATACAAACGACTATGTGTTTGAATTGTCAAAAATTATTAACAAAAAAACAAATAATGAAGAAGAGTCAAACTTGTTCAAAATCTTGCAGCACGACATATCGTTACAAAAAAAATCCACCACAAAAAAAAGAAATAGAATTAAAACATCAAAAAAAATGTTTACATTGTGGAGAAATAATGAAATTTCAAACACAATCACAAATGAAAAAACAAATTTGTTGTTCAATAAGTTGCGCAAGCAAAATGAAATGGAAAAAAGAAGAAACAAGACAGAAGTGGAAAAACTCCATGAAAAAACACAATATGTCAGAAAAAATGAAAGAAGTTCACAGGAAAAATCCAAATATAAGGAAGGAATCGTCGGAAAGAATGAAAAAAAACAACCCAATGTTCAATTTGGAATCATTGGAAAAAATGAAAAAATCTTTGTCTGGAAAAACTTTTTTATCGAGAGGCGGAAACGGGACATTAACAAAACAACAAAAAAAATTATACAAAGTTTTAAGTCAAGAGTGGGAAATGGAATACACTATTTTAACAAAAGATTATATTGGACATCAAAAAAGTTTACCAAATCATTACAATGTAGATATCGCCAATTTGAAACTGATGTTAATTATAGAAATAGATGGGAAAAGCCACAAACTAAAAAAATGGAAATTTATAGACAAAAGAAAAACAGAAATATTAACTTCATTGGGGTGGACAGTATTAAGATTTTGGAACGAAGAAATCGACAACAATATAATGGATTGTCTGAAAAAAATACAAGCGTATACGATTTAGAAGTTGTAGATAATCACAATTATTTTGCAAATAATATTTTAGTCAGTAATTGTCATGTTGTGAGTAACCCACAAGCTCAACGCACTAAAATAATAAATGACATAGCAACATCGATTGAAAGAGTTTGGTTATTAACTGGAACCCCTATAACCTCAAGACCTATGAATTATTATAACTTATTAAATTTAGTTGATAGTCCTGTGGCTGCGAATTGGATGGCATACGCTAAAAGATATTGTAATGGGTTTCAATTTAGTGTTGGTAAAAGAAAAGTTTGGAACGTAACAGGGGCATCAAATTTAGAAGAATTAAGAGAAAGAACTCAAACACATATTCTTAGAAGATTAAAAGAAGAAGTGTTAGATTTACCTGAAAAAATTATAACTCCTGTTTATTTAAGACTAAAGTCAAAAGATTATGAAGAGTTAATGGGGGAATATTTTGATTGGTACGATTCAAGACCTGAAGAGTCTTCATCGTTAACAATTCAGTTTTCAAAGTTAATGAAAGTTAGAAAAGTTATCGCTCAAGAAAAAATAAATAATACAATTGAGTTAGCTGAAAATATTATTGAGCAAGGTAAAAAGGTTATTATTTTTACAAATTTTACAGATACATTAAACATAATTTACAATCATTTTGGAAAACAAGCGGTCTATCTTGACGGTAGTTGTTCTAAGTTTCATAGACAAAACGCTGTGGATGAATTTCAAACAAACGACAAAATAAGAGTATTTGTTGGAAACCTGAAAGCTGCAGGGGTTGGTATTACTTTAACGTCAGCTGAAGCCGTGATAATGAATGATTTATCATTTGTTCCTGCAGAACATTCACAAGCCGAAGACAGGTCCCATAGAATAGGACAAAAAAATTCCACATCTGTTTATTATCCACTTTTTGAAAACACTATTGAAGGTGCGATATACGACATACTCAATAGGAAGAAAAAAATCATAGCAACAGTTATGGGTGACGATATGATGGATGACGCATCGACAATTGAAGAAATGTTAAATATGATTTCCTATAGGAGGTGATATTTATTCTATATGAAATCAAAAATTTTCGAAGGGTACTTAAAAACAATCAATCATATTGAATCATTATTAGAAATTGAATCATCTGAAAAAATCACCTTAATTAGTGAAATTAAAAAAATCAGTATAGATAAATTACCATATGATTATAATTCTTTAGAAGTTTTTATTGATAGTGAGACTATGAATACTCACTACAACAAACATTACAAAGGTTATGTTGATAAGTTAAACAAAGAATTAGAAAAAGTTAAAGGGAAAGATTTAGATTTGGAACAAATAGTTTCAGACATATCAAAGTTTAATACTGTTGTTAGAAATAATGGTGGCGGAGCATTTAATCATGCATTATTTTGGAAAATGCTTTCACCAAAAAAACAAAAACTTGAAGACCCAATAAAATCTAAAATTGAAAAAACTTTTGGTTCTTTTGAAAAATTTAAAGAAAAGTTTGAAGAAGAGGCAAAATCAAGATTTGGTTCAGGGTGGGTTTGGTTAATATTAACTAAAACTAATAGACTAAAAATTGTTACAACCGCAAATCAAGATAACCCATTAATGGACAACCAAGAAGTTAGAGGATATCCTCTTTTGGGGTTAGATGTTTGGGAACATGCGTATTATTTAAAGTATAAAAATCAAAGGGATAAGTACGTTTCAAACTTTTGGAAGGTGGTTAATTGGGGGTTTGTAAATGATTTATATTCGACGCAGTCAAAACTTAATGACTAAAAGAATATTTATATATAAAATATATTATGGCAACTACTGTAATAATTACTGAACCTGATAGAAGTAAACTTTATAAAAGAATAAAAAATCTTTTAGGAGCCCCTCTTCGTAGTGTCGAATTGGAAGATGAAATGATGGATTCATTATTAGAATTGTCAATTCAAGATTATGCCCAACACGTTAATGATTGGTTAATTGAATCTCAATGGACATCTTTAGCGGGTCTTAACTTAGATGAACAATCACTTACAAGAGCATTTACAACAAGAAGTTTAGATTATGAAACTCAGTTTACATATGCTTATTCTAAAATAGTGGGATTACAAGCTGGTGGAGATTGGGTGTTGAAAAAAGATTACATCGAATTAGTAGCCAACCAACAAATATATGAAATTCCGGCAGGTCGTGAAATAAACGAAATTTTATGGTTCGCTAGGTCTGAATTAGATGCCGCTTACTTTGACCCATTTATGGGTGGATTTGGTGGATTTGGTGGTATCGGTCTTGGTGGTGGTGCCGGTTTTTCTCAGATGGGGACAACGGGCAATTATTTTATTACTCCAGCATTTGATATTCTTTTAAGAATGTCAGACATTCAAATGAAAAGAAGAATCATAACAGGAGATTTAACTTATAGAATTACAGCACTTCCTGAGGGTAAGAAGGCACTACATTTAATGAATGTTCCTGGAGGTAAATTTGATTTTGGAAATATTAACTACCAAAAGCATCGTGTGTGGTATTGGTATTATGATACATTTGATAGGGATGATTGTTTAGCTAAAAATCCTGATGTTGTAAGACTACCGTCTGATGTTCCAATAGATGAAATGAGGTGGGATGAATTAAACTCACCCGCACAAACATGGGTTAGAAGATGGTTTACCGCATATTGTAAAGAAACTTTGGCTAAAGTAAGAGGTAAGTATAGTGGAAGTTTGAAAACTCCTGATTCTGAATTGACGTTAGAATGGCAAAGTTTGAACACTGAAGCAAAAGACGAAAAAGCAACACTGTGGGAAGAATTGAAAACTAGACTTGAAAGATTAAGACCTGAAAAACAATTAGAAGTAAAGGCGGCTCAAGCTGAAAATATAAATAAAGCTTTAAAATTCAGACCATTTACAAGTCCTTATAATATTATATAATTTTTTTATGGCAGTATTTAGGTCAGTTTCATCTACCAGAATAATTAATGGTAATAAAATAGAAACATCAGAATCGGCAGTTGTTTCAAATACAACTTACGAAACAAATGGTGAATATGTTATTGTTGTAACAGGTGTTGAAAATTGCGAACTTTTTTTAAATTCATCAAACACAGACCACGTAGTTGTTAAAGCTATGACAAATGTTTTAGTTAAGACGGACGCATTAATTGATGAACAGTTTGAAGAAGTTGAAATGGAAAAAGGAGCTTGTGTAGAATTCAAAAAAGTTAATAGGTTTTGGTATATTCTTTCTTCTGATGGACTTAAAAACTCTTAGTCAAAACTAAGAGCCATTAAATCACCTTCAGCATCAAACTCATAGTATTCATCTTGGTCTACTTTGTCGTTTTTACTAACAAACTCATCCATCATTTTTCTATTTTTTGAAACCCATTGTGTATCAACTAAATCTAACGTGTTTTCAATATACATATAATACGGGTCAATCCCAACACTTTTCCAAAAAGTTAATTCCATATCGGATAGAGTCAAAACCTCCTCTAAAGTATCTTGATGAGCCTCTTTCATTGGGTAACCCCTTACAAGTTCTGTTTGTGTTTTTGTAAATATGGGTCTATCTTTAGGGTCCTCAATTAAAATGTCTTCTCTGATTTCAGGGTTATACACAACAAGTAATGGTTCAATTCTTTTATTGAATGCTGCCATATATCTTGCAACATTATAATCTCCTAATAAATCAGGATTTTTTTCAATGTCCTCTTCATTAATTAAATAACAATTTAAAACAAGTTCATCTTTTTTCTTTTGAACATCACCGTGTGATTTTTTTTCACCATTATTAACATAATAGATAGTGTCACCAAGACCAGGACTTTTATTTTCTTTAATCAAAAGTTCCATATGAGCTTGTCTTGACATCATATTACCGGCCCTTGTAGTTTTTGTTATGTGAACTTTATAATCATCAATAGATTGTTTAACTCGAGCCTTGTTTGCAATTTTTGCTAAAGGAATTTGTTTGTTATACAACTTATCAACATACTCATAGTAGAAATCTAAAAACTCACCACCTTTACCATCTAATAACAATCGAAGTCCTTTATCCAAAAATTCAGCAACATATGTTTGAAGTTTTTTAGATTTAATTGTATTTCCTGTAAGTTTTACTTTTCCTTTATCAGTAAGAAGTGCGTAGTTTTTTCGAGCCACATTAATCGTTGAAGACCAAACCCCATCAATGTCTAATCCCATTTCACCTCGTAAGAATAAATCATTGTATTCTGCAACATCAGCTTCAGCGCCAACATATTCTTTATTTTCTTTAACCAATCCGTTAAGACCTTTACCGATGTATTTGTATTCATCACGGTCTGATGGAGTTTCAAAGTTAACACCATCCGTATCCATTACAAGGGGAACATATCCTCTTTGCATAAAAAACATAATCATCTGACGAAGATATTGTCTTCCTGTACAAGTAATCTGTTCACCCATATCAATGTCACCCCACGGAAATACTTGAGGTGCTGATAATGAACCAAAGAATGCGTTGATAAAGATTTTAATTGGTAATTGTTTTCTGTCGTATGAAATTGCTAACTTTGGGTCTATTGTTTTATATTCACTCGCCAAGTTCTTATATTTAATACGAGTATCACGAAAATACTTTAACATACTTTTCATCGCACCTGTAACATCACAAGCAGGAAACACGTCGTGAACCAACTGAATAGATGGGTATAGTGAAGAGTAGTCAAGTTTTAATACATTTTTAGAGAACCCAACTTGAACCAAACGAGAAAGACCACCTGTAAACTTTCTTTTTTCTAACTTTTTTGGAAGTGCCAAATTATGTTTGTATGACCAAGAGGCCATAATCATTTTCCATAATGTTGCGGTCCCCATAGTTGAAAGTCTTTCATATGTTGTTGGTACAAGTTTGGACAACAAAAAGTTTGCTTGATTAAACTGCTCATCAACAATCATTGTTTCATAAAGGTCATCATCCAAGTAGTCTTCAATAATCTTTGAACCTGTAACTAATTTATAAACATCATCACGTCTACCGCATATTTCATCAATTTTAGAATCTAAACCAACTTTTTTGTATGCTCCATTTTCTTTATTCATCCAAAACTCTTCGTTTTCGAAATATATTTTACCAATCTTATCACCTTCCACATAAACACGATTTGGTTTTTCTGCTTCAATAAACTTTGTAATATACTTCAAAGACCAACTCTTAATGTCTGAGTTAATTGCTTGTGCTCTACGAACAGCATGTGCTATATCCACAATGTTATATCCCCACATCTGAGTTTGAACATATGGTTCCATTTCGTTTGCTAACTTCAAGATACCATCTTTTTGTTTTAAACTATAATCGGGATGTAAGGTTTTACATATTTTTTTGATATTAACTTTTAAAATTTCTGCACGTTTTAAAATAAATGGGAAGTCAAAGAATGCCGAGTTGTAACCACCAACTAAAGATGGTTTTAAATCGTCTATTGTTTTAAAAAAATCAATAATCATTTGTCTTTCTGCATCTTCATTTTGTGCCGATAATAGTTTTATAAAACCACGATTATCTTTCATTCCAATCAAGAATATCTTACTTGTTTTGGGGTCAAGACCTGTGGTCTCAATATCGAATACAAATCTGTGAATTTCATCGTATTCTTCAAATCCTTTAAAAAGTCTTTTGTTTTTTTGAACCAAGTATTGTTCAACGGGTGAAAGTATTTGTATGGAGTCAGTATTATCTCTACCCCACGGGTCTAAACCTCCACCTTTAAAAAAGTTTACAAGGTTCGAATATGTTTTTGTTGTTTTAACAATATACTTGAGTCCGTTTTCTAAACGTTCATCTCCGTGAGTGTCTAATTTTTCAATGATAATACCATTTTCACTCATTGCACGTTTTTGTGCATGTTTATCACTTTTATAAAAGTTTTTACCTTTCAAATCACCAACCCAAGCAAATGGAATGAATGTGTCAGGACGTAACAATTTACCCTTTACAGGGTCCTGAATTATTTTATAAATTTTTGATGTTTTGTAATCGTATTCTAAAGATACTATATATTTTTCTTCGTCTTCGCCTAATAAAAAGCGTTCAATTTCTTCTTGTGGGACCATAATGTTTATATTTAAGTTTGGTGTATTAGCTGTTACATAGGTGTAACATTTACCTTAGTCTTAAATATAAGTGTAAAATCTACTCTTGTCAAATAATATTGATGTAAAGATTTTCTCTAATTGGTGTGATTAATTCTCCATTTTCCAATACAATTGAAAATTCACCTATGAACCTACCTTTAATTTTTGTATCATTTGCATTCCACTTGTAGTATAGATAATATTCCCAAGGGGTGTCAGGATTATTTTTAAATTTTTCTACAATGTATGCTTGATTCATAAATATTTTTTGAATTCCGTTGCCTTCATTTTTCATAGAAAACCTAATAATCGCATTGTCTAATATTTCTATAATATTTTTATATGAGTCACTTTTCCCATCAATGACAGGTTCCATTTTTAAAATGGGTAGTGTTGAGTTTTGATTTATAAAAAATTCCATTTTCTATTTAAAAATATTTTTTATGGACAAGTGGTTAAAACCGTTGTCACAATTCCATTAGATAAACTAATTAACACATAACTTCCTGAGTTTTGTACAATATACCATCCACTAAATGTGTAGTAATTACAAGTGGTTGCGTTTCCATAAAATACTGTGCCAACTTGTACTAATGGTGTGTCTATGTAGTTTGGGGAAAAACCACCAGTCGGGGAGCATGTTGATGCCTGTAAACAAGCAAGACCATTACATGCTGCAGAGTAATCGTTGGTTATAGATACGAAGCTAACACCGAATATTATATTAGAAGATAAGTATGGGTGAGTTGTTAAACAAGGTACTGGTGTTGGTGGTGGAGGACATAAATTACAATCACCACCTTGACCATAAACTTGACCGTTCCATGTTATAGTTGAAGGACTCGCGGTTGGTCCTCCGACAATATAACATTCCCCATTTGTTGCCCCAACAACGTAGTAGTTATCCAAATTCTGATATTGCGAAGGAATTGATATTACTTCTGCTGCAAATTCACCACCACAAGGAAACGCCATCGCCGTAATATATGCGGGTGTAGGGCTCGGTGTTGGTGTAGGTGTTGGTGTAGGTGTCGGAGTAGGTGTTGGTGTAGGGCTCGGTGTTGGTGTAGGTGTAGGTAAAGGTAAAGATAAACAATTCGGACACCAATAATCAAATAAATTAAATTGGTCTTTTAATATTCTAAAATTATGTTGGACTTGAGGGCTAGAAAAAGGTTCTGTATACATTCTAAATTGTGAAATACCACCCATAAAAGAGCCTCCAAAATTTTGTTCAACAAGTATATCGGTGGTCAATGAATTATAAGTTGACGCTGATAATATTTCGTTTGGAAACGCTTCGGGGTCTTGTTGGTAAGGTCCATTTAAAGGAATACTATTTCCACTAAAAGTTAAAGTATTAGCACTTGAAGAAATGTTAAAAGTTGGAGTAGTACCGGGTTGTGTACTTATAGTTCCAGATTGATTAGTCAGACCTGTTAAACTTACTGACGAACCATTACACGAAATATATGATAAAGTTGTAACTCCACTACCAACTGACCATCCCCAATCAGCGCATTCTTTGAAAATTAAATTATCGTGAAGACCCTGACTACCTCCACCCCAAGAAATGTTAAAAGGAACACCTATTTGTTTTTCTTTTTCACAGTTTAATTCACGAGGTATTATTTCTTCAAAATTTTCAATTACCGTAAATAAGTAACCATTTATATATAATTTTAATCTACCGAGTCTATACCAAGTATCATCAAACCATTTACGGTCAAAAATAATTCTATAAACTTTATTTTCTTTTGTATCTCCCGAATGAGTTTCAGGTGGCATTATTAAATTATATGAAGTTCCATTTAATATTGATTGATAAGTAACTTCTCTAATATCACCAAGACCTCCAAGATTCAATAAGTCGCATTCTTCTATTGTTGTATACCTTTCAAATACAGCAGTAACCATAACCCATCTATCTTCAGTGATTGTTCCACATACATAATCACATATATCATAAATTGGTGGTGTGCAAACTTCAGTTATCGTATAACCTGTTTGAAAAGTCACCCCTGTAGTTTCACATACTCCTGTGGTAACACAGTCTCCTGTGATTTTTATGTATTTTACACATAAACTTGGATTTAAAGGGCAACCGCTAAATCTCATAGAAAGTGCGTTTGATAATACATCAAATTTTGGGTCCAACGGAGGATTCGGTATTTCTTCGGTACAAGCTCCACCGCAATTACAACCAATATTATGGTAGGCAGTTGTAGAACTCATAGGGTATAAATTTACACAGTTAGCGTTTGTATATCCGGTTTCGTAACAAGTACAACTACTTAAACTTGTAAATCCTGATGTTACACGAGTATATCCTGAATCTGATTCTGGACTTCCACCGGCATAATGATAATATTTGTTTTCTGCTCTTGTACCAAAGTAGAAAAAAGTACCGGCATTATTTGGATATTTAGTGTTTAAATATTCTTGAGTTGAAGTGTCAATAGAATAAAGGTCGATGTTTCTTGGTTTAATCAAAGTTTCCATTGTCCACCCTTTATTTAGTCTTTCTGGAAAAACTTCATAGTCATAACCGAATAATTTGTAAAAACCTTGATAAAATCCTCCATATAGTTGTTGGTGATATCCCGCAACCAAATCTACTACGGAAACTATATTATACATAGATTGTTTTGGTCTACCATTAAATACAATATTTGGTGAGTTAGTGTAACCTGTGACCATATGCATTTTCATTCTTCTATCGTAGTAGTATGGGTTAAATTTAAAGTCGTTTCTTATACCCATTGTATAATTCAATGTTTGACCAGTTAAAAGGGTAAATAGTCCGTTGTCAGTTGCTGTCAAACCAACATCACAAGTACCTGTGAAAGCAGAAATACAATCCAAATCTACATTATTTGGGTTGTAATAATTTTTGGAAACTAATGTTGCACTACTATAAAAATTATTAAATAACATAGATACTTGAGGACAGGTGTCGGGATTAGATAAATCATATATAATCGGTAACCTATTGCCGTCATTAATTGCTATCAAATCATCTGAAAAAACTACCTCCTCGTCGTAGTCTTTTTCATCCCCAACGAGAGTAAAATCAAAATAATTCCCAAAATTTAATTTTTGCGAATATTTTGGCGTAAAATATGAATTAATACTTTGACTTGGCATTTTTATTTATAAATACTTTAAACGAAGATATTTATATAAAAAGTATTAAATGAAGACCTATAAATATTCTACAAAAGAAAGAGCTGAAAGGGTTGCAAAAACAATTAATTGTACCGGCTCACACCAACATACTGAAAAAGGTAAGAAAATTTACATGCCGTGTAAGAGCCATGAAATATTTTTGAAAAAGACAAAAAACACCGAAGGTGAAGTGACCGAACTTGTAGATTATGATGGAACGTGGGAAACTTCTTCAGTTCCAATATTAAATCCTGCAACTACTGGAACTAAAAATAATCCAACAATTACCGATAAAATTGTCTTTATGAGTAAAAACCCAAGAGACCCATTATTAAGAGGTTGGTATGGATACTATGGTGAAGGTCACGTTAAAGAAATTGATATGTCTAAAGCGTTTGGGTTTGAGGATACTAAATTTATGGATGCAGAAGAAACAGAAAAGTTTTATAAAAAAGAACTTAAGTTGAAACCTCAAAATGCAAAAATAAGAACACTAGACCAAGGTAAAAAGAAAGGTTTGGACAAAAAAACTCCACCTAGTATTAAAAAGAAAAAAGGATTTATTGATAGGGAAATATTAAAAGAACTTGAAACCGATGAATTATATGAAGATATGTTGTTCAACAAAGACAAAAAAACGGATGATGGTGTTATTGGGGATTTAATTAAAAAAAATGTTAGAGCGTTAAAAAAAATGGCGAGTGATAATAATGTATCCATTCAAGAATTAATTTATATGTTAAAAGATGAATAGTTCATTATACGATAGAAAAGCCGTTATACCCGACACATTATTGAAACATTTAGAACAATGTTTTAGTTCTTCTAATGGTAATGAAAACACTGAAGGGTATAAAAGAAATAAAGAATTAAGAGATTCAAAAGTTGCAACATACCAACAAATAAAAAGAATTAAAAGTTGGTTTGATAACTTTAATGGAAATAAAGAAGATGCACCATTCATTTTAAACGGGGGTGATAGAATGAAAAATTGGTGTGATGAGGTTTTAAATACTTGGAGAAATAATGTTGAGGGTGGAAAAAAAATAAAAAGTGATACAGGAATGCAAAATCAATTTTTAGATACTCACGAAAAAAATGGAGTTAATATTTCACCTAACAAAAGACACGAAAAAGGAATAAACAAATTTGACACCTCAATAAAAGAAGAAGTTGAAAAAATAAACTATTTAATTAAAAAAATATTATAATGGCAGTTCAATCAGATAAATTAGATTTTTCGCAACCAGACAATACATTGTCTAAAATTGCAGAAGAACAAAGAAAAAAGATGTTTGCAAGAAACGACTTTAAAGAAGTTAACCCGTATTCATCTGTAAATCCTGCAGCGTTGGCTGATGGTGATGGTAAAGGAAGAGGTACTGGTGGTGATTTAGATATATATAATCAAAACGCAGGAACAATTACCGACAGATTTGAAAGAAAAGATGATTTAAAAGTTAATAAATTTTCACCACAAAATCCTTACTACACAGTAACATGAAACTAGTCAATAATCTTAGTCAATTGATTACAGAGATTGCGGCAATTTCTGATATGACGGATTCTATTAAAAAAAGAAACGTAGTATCAATTTATTACGACGGTAAAGACAATGGAGGTAAGGGATATAGAGTTATAGAACCCGTTTGTCTTGGGTTTTCAAAAAGAGACAATATGGTATTAAGAGCGTGGGAAAGAGAAGGTTCATCCTATAGTGCGAAAAACGATGGTAATTTCTTACCAGGATGGAGGTTATTTAGAGTTGATAAAATCTTTACATATAAACCAACCTTTGATAAGTTTGATACAGTAAGACCTAACTACAACCCAACAGGGGATAAATCAATGATTAGAGTTTTAGTTAACGCTAAATTTGATAACGAATAAAAAAAATTAAAATATTATGTCAGCAGCTGAAGATTTAATGCAAAGATTGGCAGTATCCAAAAAAATTATGGATAGACAAAGCTCAATCAAAAGAGGTGATTTACCACAACATATTAATACAACACCGATGCTTGAAAGTTTTGAAACACCTCAAGCAACTTATAATTTACCACAAGAGTTTTTGTCTGAACAACCACAATCACAACCAAGGTCAAATTTTGACCCAACTAAACCAATTGAACAAACAAAAATTTTGAATTCAAAACTACCCGATGAAATTAAAAAATTAATGATTGAACAACCAATTGTTCAACCAAACTCAATGGGCAGTACCACAATTTCAAATGATATCATAGAAGGTGCCCAAAGACTTATGAAAATGGATAAACCAAATATGGTACAAGATAATGTAACATCACAACCTAAAACACAACAAAAACAACAACAACAAACAACAAATACTTCATTCAATATGAATGAAATGAAAACAATGATTAGAGATGTTATTAGAGATACGGTTAGAGATGTTATTAGAGAAGAATTACAAGAGGCGGGTATTTTAAGTGAGTCAACTGAAAACGCAAATGAAGTAATACAATTTAAAGTTGGTAAACATATTTTTATGGGTAGAGTTACCAAAATTCAAAAACTTAAATAATTTAAAAAGATTAATAATTAAATCCACCTCAAAAGGGTGGATTTTTTATTGTAATAATTTACCATTTGATAGAACAGGACTATTTATGATTATTAAAGTGAAATAAAACATTCAAGAAAACAAAAGCATGGGAAATAAAATAAATTTAGACGAAAAAAAAGTTTTACAAGAATATATTAGTGGAAAAAGCTCATTGGTGTTGTCATCAGAGTTTGGGGTTTCTAAACCAACAATTTTAAAAATATTAAAAAAACACAATGTAACAAGAAAACGAGATAGGTGTAATAGTTTAAATATTATTAAAAAAGATGAGTTTTATATTGTTGAAAGAGTTTGTCCTAGTTGTAAGAAAACTATTTTAACTAAGTCAAAAAATAAAACAATCGCATGTAGAAATCATTTCAATAAAATTGAAAAAAATATAGAATGTAAAAAATGTTCACTTGAATCCCAAATCGGAACAGGTAACCCGTTTTATGGAAAGAAACACACAAAAAAAACAAAAAAAGAAATTTCTAAAAGTAGAAAGGGTAAGGGAATGGGGAAAAACAATTCTATGGCAAAATTAGAAAACAGAGAAAAATTAAAAGAAATATTACTAAAAAGAATAGAAATTAATCCTATAAATTTTAATAGTAGGTCAAAAAGTGAAATAGAAATATTTGAAAAAATAAAAAAACAATTTACTAATACAAAACATAGTAAAGTTTTAAGGCCATATATTTGTGATATTTTTATTCCTGAATTAAATTTAATTATAGAATATAATGGCGACTATTGGCATTGTAACCCTAATAAGTATAATTTTGATTATTATCATGAATTAAAAAAAATGTCCGCAGAAGAAATATGGAATTATGACAAAAAGAAAATTGATTTAATAAAAAGTAATGGTTATAATTTAGAAGTGATTTGGGAAACGGAATACAACAAAAACCCAAAATTAATAAATAAAATTATAAAAAAATATGTCAAAAAAAATTAAGGTTTTAGTCACCCCTAGCGACCGGACCGGAGTTGGAAAATTCCGTTCAGTAGACCCCCACGTTTGTCTTCAAAATAATCACTCAGATGAGTTTCACGTAGATATTGACTACGACCCCAAAATCAATGACTATAACTATTGGAAACAATATGACATTGTACATTTTCATAGGTCTATAGGTCAAGATTTTGATATGGCGGTTGATTTAATTCAAAAATTAAACTCTATTGGTATTATTACAATAATGGATTTAGATGATTATTGGTTACCAACAAAAGAACATCCTATCCATCAGTTAATTGTGCAAAATAAATTAAACCAAAAGATAGTTGCAAATTTAAAAGTTGCATCACATATAACAACAACTACATCTTTATTTGCTTCAGAAATTTCTAAAATAAATAAAAATGTTCACGTTTTACCAAATGCGATTAACCCAAAAGAACCTCAGTTTAATTACGAAACAAAACCATCAGAAAAACTTCGTTTTGGTTGGTTAGGGGGTTCTTCACACTTACACGATTTAAAGTTATTAGATGGTGTTGTAAATAAACTTAAAGACTCAAAAGATAAATATTCTTTACATTTATGTGGTTTTGATACTAGAGGAACTGTAACTGAAATTAACAAACAAACAGGAGAACAAAAACAAAGACCAATTAAACCTGAAGAAACTGTTTGGGCTCGTTATGAAGAAATTTTTACAGATAACTACAAAATGGTTTCACCACAACATTTAGAGTATTTAAAAAAGTTTGAAGACGTTGAGTACACCTTAGAACAAGAACCATTTTACAATCGTGTTTGGACCAAACCTGTAACATCTTACGCATCAAATTATAGACTTTTTGATGTATCTTTATCCCCTATTAAAAATCATATTTTTAACAGAGTAAAATCACAATTAAAAGTAATTGAAGCTGGATTCTATAAAAAAGCGATTATTGCATCAAATATAGGTCCTTATACAATTGATTTAAAACATTCATTAAAAAATGGTCAATTTACAGATGGAAATGCACTTTTAGTAGATGAATCAAGAAATCATAGTGATTGGGCAAAATATATGAAAAAGTTAATTGATAACCCTAACTTCGCATATGACTTAGGTCAAAAATTGTATGAAACTGTTAAAGACACGTACGACCTTAATATTGTCACAAAAAATAGAGCAGACCTATATAAATCCCTAATTAAATAAAATATGAACACATTAACACAACAATTAACACCACAAGAAGTATACGATAACTATATCAATCATCCGTCAACAAACGAAAATTTTATGTTGTTTTATATTATCACTGATGACTCATCATATAAGTTTAAATCACATCAATTTAATTCAAAAGACGAAACCTATTGTATTTCACTTTTAGAGTCAATTATGGATTTAGAAGGGTTTGCTGGATTTCCTTTTGGTGGTAAAATAACATCAAATAATTAAATAAAAATGATTAATATTCCTATAACAAAAATTTTATTTTTAGATATCGAAACTGTAGGTATCTGTAAAGACTGGTCTACTTGTCAAAAAACAAACCCAACTATTGCGGAACAATTTGTTAAATACTTTGATTGGTTTTTAAAAAGATTCCCTGAAGATGATGTTGAAACAAACGGGTTAGAAGATGAAATGCAAAAAATGAATGATGTCTATTCATTACGTACCGCGTTAGTGCCTGAGTTTGCAAAAATTGTTTGTGTGTCAATGGCATTTGTTTTAGAAAATGGTGAGGTTAAAAAACAAACATTTAAAAACGATGATGAAGAAAAACTTCTTTTGGAAGTGAGAAATCTTTTGGACCGTTGTCATAAATTGGATTTTTATCTTTGTGGTCACAACCTTAAAAACTTTGACATACCGATGTTAGCTAAACGTATGATTGTAAATGGTATTATGCCATCTAAAATACTACCGTCTTACGATACTAAACCTTGGGAAGTTAAAGCCATTGACACTAAAGAAATATGGCAATACGGAGCGTACACCTCAATTGGTTCTTTAGATTTAATGTGCTCTTGTTTAGATATACCAACACCTAAAGATGGCGAAATCAATGGAGGAATGGTTCATTCGGCTTATTGGGAGTCTAACAGATTAGATGAAATTGCAAAATATTGTGAAAAAGATGTTGATGTATTAATTTCAACAATAAAAAAATTAAAATCATTAAAATAATGTTTGATAAAATAAAAGATATTAAAAGTAGCGTGAAGGCACTTAAAGACCTTCAAACACAGTTTGGTGATGTGGATATGTCAAACCCTGAAGCGATGTTAAAGTCTATGGGTGTTGATATGAATGACTTAAACCAACATTTTGAAAGTCAATTTACAAGTTCAGTTGAATTAAAATTTATTAATGAAAGTGAAAATGTTAATCCTGAATATGCTTACAAAAGTGATTCAGGTTTTGATTTAAGAGCGTCGGAAGATGTTTGGGTTTTTCCAAACTCAAGGTCATTAGTACCAACCGGTCTAAAATTCAATATTCCTGACGGATATGAAATCCAAGTTAGGTCAAAAAGTGGTTTGGCATTAAACCAAGGACTATTCGTTTTAAATTCACCAGGAACCGTTGATAGTGGTTATTTAGGTGAAGTTAAAGTTATTATTTTTAATACAACAACAGAAAAAGTAAAAATAGTAAAAGGTCAGAAAATCGCACAAGCCGTTCTTTGTCCTGTGGTAAATGGTAAATGGGTTTCTTTAATTCAAACAAAAAGTATGGATGACAAAGACAGAAACGATAATGGATTTGGAAGTACTGGTCTATGAAAGATAAAAAAAAACTGTGTGAAGAAATATATAAAACTAAAATCGAATTAGTGATGTCAAAAAAAAATGATGGGTGGTGGAATATTCACATGAAAGAAAAACTAAACCTTTTAGTAGAAGAATTGAAAAAATTAAATTTAGAATGTTAACAGTAGGATTTTCAACAAGAAAAGTGGACGACAATTTTGTGTCCATGTTAAAAAAAACATCAGGAGTTTCTAAAATTGAAATATTACCTGTTGAAAACAATGGTGAATTTTCACTAAGTCAGGTTTACAACAAATTGATAGAGAAATCTGAAAATGACATTATTGTTCTATGTCACGATGATATATATTTTGATAGCAAAAATTGGGGTTCCAAAATATTAAATTATTTTAAAAGAAATTCTGATTATGGCATTCTTGGTGTTGCAGGGTCAACTTCACTTCCATCATCAGGCAAATGGTGGGAAGACTTTTCAAAATTAAAAGGAATTGTCAATCACGAACACGATGGAAAAAAATGGGAATCTAAATATTCTACAAGTCTTGGAAATCAATTAGACAACGTTTTACTTGTTGATGGTCTTTTTCTTGCAATAAATAAAAAAAATATCAAAAAGAATTTCAACGAAGACGTAAAAGGATTTCATTTTTATGATGTGGACTTTTCATTTAGAAACCATTTGGAAGGAGTTAAAATTGGTGTTATGTATGATGTAAGAATTACACATAAATCAATCGGGATGACAAATGAACAATGGGAAAAAAATAGAGAAGAATTTGCAGAAAAATTTAAAGATGTTTTACCATTAAAAATTAAAAGAAATTTAACTTTAGAATCACCATTGAAAGTTATGTTGTCATGTTTGTTTTTCAAAACTTTTACAGGTTCAGAAATGTATGTTTATGAATTGGCAAGAGGGTTAAAAAAATTAAATTGTGATGTTACGGTTGTGTCTGATATTAATGGACCTCTATCACAATTGGCAAAACAACAAGGAATTAAAGTTTTACCTTTTCAACAATCGCCCGGATATAAGTTGGGTGATGGTAAATGGGGGTTTAACACACCAGAAGGGTTTAAACCAACACAACCAAATGTAATGTATAAAATATCTGATGTTAATTTTGATATTATACATACTCAACATACACCTGTATCAAATCAAATTTGTCAGATGTATCCAAATATTAATAAAATATCAACAATACATTCAGAAGTTATTGAGTTAGAAAATCCGATATTACACGAATCAATTAAAAAATATGTTTGCATAAGACCTGAAATTCAAGAACATATTATAGAAAAATTTAATATTGATACAAGTAATACTGAAGTTGTTTATAATCCAATTGATTCAAAAAGATTTAATACCAATAATACAAAAGATGAAAACTACATTTTATTTGTTGGAACAATTGATTACTTAAGAGAAAACGCAATTAGAGATTTGGTTTCATATTCTAAAGAAGTGGGAAAAGAATTATGGTTGGTGGGAGAAAATAAATCAAACTACCTTGATGACTTGTTAACTAATCAACACGTAAAACATTCCAATGCAACAAGTAGAGTTGAAACGTTTGTTAAAAACTGTTCAGAAACTGCAGGAATACTTCTTGGAAGAACAACCATTGAAGGTTGGATGTGTGGAAAACCTGGATGGATTTACAATGTTGAAAGTAGTGGATATATTGTAGATAAAAAATTACACGAACCTCCAAGTGATATTGAAAAATTTGATTCATTGGAAGTAAGTAAAAAAATAAAAGAATTATATATTAAAATTTTAAATTAAATGAGTTTAGTTATTTTAACAACAACATATAACTGTCAAGATTATATTGAAAAATGTTTGGCAACCATAATGACACAAACACATAAAGATTTTAGATGTTTTATTACCGATGACATGTCGACTGACCAAACCGTTAATAAAATAAAAAATTTTATAAAAGAGGATAATAGATTCATTTTAATTGAAAACAAAAACAAAATGTACCAGCCGGGTAATTATGACCAAGTAATAAGAGGAAACTATGGGGTAGAAGATGATGATATTTGTATTGAGGTAGATGGTGATGATTGGTTACCCGATAGCAAAGTTTTTGAAAGAATAGTGAATCATTATAATAGTGGTGACATTTGGCTGGCAAATGGTTCTTTTAAATACCACGATGGTAGAATGGGATTTGCTCAACCATATACAAGTTTTGATAATATTAGAAATGAGACGTTTACGTTAACACACCTTAGGACTTGGAAAGTTTTTTTATGGAGAAAAATAAATCAAGATGATTTGAAAAATCATGATGGGGAGTATTGGAGCGTTGCTGGGGATTTATCATTCATGTACCCGATGGCCGAAATGAGTGGTATTGAGCATTATAAATTTATGTCTGAAATTAATTACATTTATAATGAAAGTAACCCAATTAATGACCACAAAGTTAATATGGAAAAAATTTTAAAAATTGTTAATATCATAAGAAATAAAAAACCATATACTAAGTTATGATATATTGTAATTTGAAAGGGGGTTTAGGAAATATGTTTTTTCAAATTGCAGCTACTAAATCCTTATCAATCGATAATAACACCAATTGCTCATTTCCAAACTTACATCATCATTTATCTTATTTAGATTTAGAAAATACTCACAACCCAAAATTAAATCATAGTAATGAGTATATAAAAATTTTTAAAAATTTAAAAACAGATAACGTAACAAACCCACAACCGCAAATAATTAAATATCCCTTTGAGTTTATTGAAACCGACCCAATCACACAAGATGTTTTCATAGATGGGTTTTTTCAGAGTGAAAAGTATTTTAAACACAATCGTACACATATAATAGATTTTATTGATTTTAGTTTTATTGATAAAGAATACCTTTTTGAAAAATACCCAATAATTTTTCAAAAAAATTGTACATCACTTCATATTAGGAGGGGAGATTATTTAAATTTCCCAAACCATCACCCCACACAGAGCTTAGAATATTACCTTTGTGCGGTTGAAAAATTAAAAAATATTACTGATATGTTTGTAACATTTAGTGACGACATAGAATGGTGTAAGAAAAATTTAAATCTACCCAACTCACTTTACATTGAAAATGAAAAGGATTATATTGAAATGTATTTAATGAGTTTGTGTAGGAATAATATTATTTCTAACTCTTCATTTTCTTGGTGGGGAGCATGGTTAAATAATAACCCTTTTAAAAAAGTCATTGGACCTTTAAAATGGTTTGGAGAATCAATACATCATAACACAGGGGATATATTACCCGAAAATTGGATTAGGTTTTAAAAAATGGAAAAAATTTATTCAAAAATTGAAAAAGGAAAACTATTACATGTTATTAATAGATTATCTGAAATACAAGGAAGAACTGAAATTGTCCCAGAAGATAATTTTATTCAGTGTGCCACATTAAGAATGGAAAGGAGAAAAACTTTCCCGCCACACAAACACATAACCAAAGATAGACACCACCCAAAACAAATTGCACAAGAATCTTGGGTGGTTATAAAAGGTCGTGTTAAATGTATATTATACGACATTGATGATACAATAATATCAACGCCAATTTTAGGTGCTGGTGATGCCAGCTTCACACTATATGGTGGGCACACATACGAGATTTTAGAAGATGATACGATTGTTTATGAGTATAAAACAGGACCTTATGAAGGTCAATCCTTAGATAAAACCTTCATTAAGAATGACTAATTTTTATCGTATAGCACCTATCAATCATGGATGGGGATTTGGGTATGGATTTTTTTCAAACTATAGAATTTGTTTGGAGCAATTAATCCATCATCACGAAACTGGAGGTAATGGTATACCATATATCGATTGGGGTCAAACAACTTGGGTTGAGGGATTTAATCCGTTTGAATCAACAACATTAGTCCCTAATGGCAATCCTTTTGATTTTTGGTTTGACCAAAAGATACCGAGTCCCGAAGATTCGGTTAACTTTTGTACCAACAAACCTAGACCAGATTTAATTGACCATAGTAAACATTACTTTGATGAGCCATCGGAATTAAACCGACAACAAACAATTGATAAATTATATATTAAACCTAAACAATATATTTTAGATAAAATTGACAAAATATATGAACAAGAATTAAAAGGTCATGTGGTATTAGGTGTTATGGCCAGAGGTACTGAATATAACCTACATCACCCAATGTACGGGGTGTTTGATGTAAATGATTACATTAAAGAAATCAGTAAGATACTGGATGAAAACCCAAAAATAACAAAACTTTTAATTGTCAGTGAAGACATGGAATATATTAATGAACTACATAAAAAATTTCCGTCATCTTATTTTATGCCTAACGTTTTTAGAAGAACAGATGAATCGATGGAGTATATTAACCAAGTTCATTGTTGGCCAAATGTTAGTACAAAAAGACCCGACCATTGTAAGTTATTAGGTGAAGAAACAATAATACAAGCTAAATTATTAGGTAAATGTGATTATTTGTTTGGTCGACTATCAGGTGTTTTAGCGGGTGCTGTGATTTGGAATGAAAATATAAAACAAGTATTCAAAATTTAATTATGACAAGAACAGAAATTATCCAATTTTTAATAAATAAAACGAATGGAAAAAAATATCTAGAAATAGGTATGGGGCCAGGAATTAATTTTAATAACATTCAATGTGAATATAAAATTTGTGTTGACCCAACACCTACTGTTCCTGTGACATTTAGATTAACTTCGGATGACTTTTTTGACCAAAACAATGAAACTTTTGATATTATTTTTATTGATGGTTTACATTGGTCCGAGCAAGTTTATAAAGATATTAATAATTCGTTACGTGTTTTAAACGATGGTGGATTTATTATTTGCCACGACATGAACCCACATTCAGAGTTTATTCAAAGATATCCCCAACCAAAGTTGGAATCTGAATGGACTGGTGATTGTTGGAAAGCTTGGGTCAAACTAAAAACAGAACGTGATGATTTGTATATGGTGGTAGTTGATACAGATTACGGATGTGGGATTATCAAAAAAGGTAAACAAAAAATCATAACAATTGATTCAGAATTAACGTGGGAAATGTTAGAAAATGATAGAATTAGATTATTAAATTTGATTTCTGTTGAAGATTTTAAAAAAACGATATGATTAATATAATTGGTGATGACGTGTTTATTGATAACGATGTATTATCTAAACAAAATTTAACTATAAGTGGTTCACATGTTGCAATAGATAAAGGTGTATATTGCTCAACAAACGTCACAATAGGTGATTATGTACATATTAGTCCATACGTTACAATTATAGGTGGAAAAAATAGTTCTTTTACGGCAAAAGGTTTTAATAACATAATGGCAGGTGCTAGAATTATTTGTGGTTCAGATAGATTTGATGATAGTGGTTTATTTGGCGCTATGATTCCTGATGATTTAAAAGGTAGTCAAATAATCAAACCCGTTATTATGGAAAAGTTTTCTAATATTGGGACAAACGCGATTGTATTACCTGGGTCAATACTTAGACGTGGGGTACTTTTAACCGCAGGTAGCTTACTTATTGGTGATACTGAAGAATGGGGGGTTTACAAAGGTAACCCCGCCGTATTAGTAAAAAAAATAAATTCAGAAAAGATAATTGAAAACTATAAAAAATTAGGTTATGAAATATAATTTACAATTTGTAAAAATATCACCATCACACCAGTTTGCTGGCGTTGGTTTTGCTGGTAACATATTTATTACGTTAAACGCTTTAACACATATAAATTTAGATGATAAGTTACACGTTGATATGGAAACAAATGAATGTGTTTGTACGGAAATTGGCTCAACTATTCACAACACAAATAATTGTTGGGAATATTACTTTGAGCAAACAAAAATAAATGAAGGTGAGGCATTCACCAACATGAATAGTCTGATTTCTGCTAAGATAAATTATGAGGACAGAGAAATGTTTATGTATCCGCAAAACTTCATTGAATTGAAAAATAAATTTTACAATTCGTTTCAATTAAAGACTTATTTGAAAGAAATGTTAGAAGACTTTTATGTTAATAATATTGAGGGAAAGACTACTTTAGGTGTTCAAGTTAGATTAACAGACATGAAACATTATCATAATGTTTCAACTATTGACAAATACCTTGACAAAATAAATAATATTTTGGTTGAAAAACCAGAAATAAAACAGATTTTTTTAGCAACAGATGACGGTACGATAATAAAAAACATAAAAGAAAGTGTTAAAATACCCGTTATATATTATAAAGATATGTTCAGAGCAGATGAACAGAACCCTCACCTACACCCATATGATAGGTTTATTGGGAATAGAGAACAACACAAATACAAACTAGGTATTGAGTGTATTCAAGAAATATTTACATTAGCAAAATGTGATTATATGTTAAAGGCAGATGTTTCTTCAGTATCTATTATTGCTAGTATTTTAGCAGAAAACATAAAACAAGTTTATAGAGTATGATTTATATAATTGGTGATAGTCATGTTTCAGTTTTTTCGGGCACCGATAAGACACATGATGGGTTGAGGCACATTCAACCAGAATTTGGGACGTGTTACACACTGTCTTCGGGTCAATTAAGACCTTTAATTAATCGTTTTGAACAAAGAATACCGTATTTTTGTCCTATCAAAATTGGGTCAAATACTGCATATAATTCTTTTGATAAATTACCAAGAATAGAACAAGCAATATTAGAATATGGTGTTAGTGAAAAAGATTATGTTTTTACGTGTTTTGGTGAAATAGACATAAGAAACCACATTGGATTTAATGCTGATAGACAAGGTATTACTTTTGAAGAAGGTATTAAAATTTGTATTGATAGGTATATGGAAACAGTTTTATATTTAAAAAACAAAGGTATTAATGTGGGTGTTTATGGGTCACCGGCATCATCTGTTGGTAGACAAACACCGATTGACTATGGTGAAGTCGTTTTTAGAAATAATATGACGTTGATTTTTAATAGTTATCTAAATAATAAATGTATTGAAAACAATATACCTTTTGTAGATATATCAAAATCTCTAATGTTACCGGATGGGACAACGGACCCAAAATTCATTATGGATGACATACACTTATCACAAGAGGCGATGCCACTATTGATTAAGGCCTTTTCAAAATATATAGATGAACAGACAAGAAATTAATTTAATAGGTGGTGGTTTCCAACACAGCCCATCAACATCAGGTTTTGACCCATTATACATAAAATGGGTCAAAGGTGTTCAAACGGCACCAATATCAATCTATGTTGACCAAGGGTTAACGTCACCAACTAATCCAAATACAAAAAATTATGGATGGTTATCTGAATCAAAAACAATAATTAACGATTTATATGAATGGGCTAAAAATAATGTTGATTATTTAAAACAAAACTTTATTTTGGTATTCACACACGATGTAGAGTTAGCCAAATATTCTGATATTTTTGCATTAACTCAATGTAGCGGCAAATCATTTATTAATGAAGGTGAAATTTACAAAAAAACAAAAATAGTTTCAATGATTGCATCTAATAAAGTAATATGTAGTGAACACGTTTTTAGACAACAAATGATTAATAAATTTTCAAACCAATGTGACCATTATGGTAGAGGTTTTAGAGAATTATCAAACAAAGAAGATGGTTTAAGAGATTATTGTTTTTCTATCACAATGGAAAATGGGACTTATTCGAATATGTTTACTGAAAAAATTACTGATTGTTTTATGACTGGAACTATACCAGTTTATTACGGAATACCCAACATAGGTGATTTTTTCAACAAAGATGGTATTATTGTATTAAATGAAGAATTTAAAATTGAAGATTTATCTTTTGATTTATATAATTCAAAAATAAATGCAGTCATAGACAACTTTAAAAGGGCGAAAGATTTATTGGTCGCCGAAGATTATATATATTTAAAATACATTAAAAATGAAATTTAATACAATACACAGTTTAGGTAGTAGATGTCAAAATTCTGAAATTTTGAAACATTACAACTATAGAGAGTTTTCTGGATTTTTTGATTTTATGAACACATCTAAAATTGAAATTATAAACCATATAATTGCCGATGATTTTAAAGAATTATTAAAACCTGAAAATAATGTGACCGTTGAATGTAACGTATTGACAATCGACCCAGAAACCGGAGTTCGCTTACCAAACTCCTTAAGAACGGCAAATCGTTTTTATGATGAAACTGTAAGTATGGACAACGCATTATTTCCGCACCACAACTTAAATAATGAAAAAGATAAAAGTCATTTTATTAAGTGCCACCAAAGATTTAAAAAATTAGTTAATTTTAATACATTATTCAATTACACATACAATACTTGGGAAAATGCACCAACAATTCAACAACTAGAAAAAATGGTTGGGTTGTTACAAACTGTTCATAATTTCAAAAACTTTAAAGTTTGTTTTATTGCCATTAAGACTACCTATGATAAAGGTGCCACTTTGGTTAAAACAACTGAATTTTATGACATTTGGGAATTAAATATTCAACCAAATAGTTTTACAGGGGGATTGTTTTTAAATGAAATAGATAACAACAACTACATAAACATCATCAAATCTTACGATATTGAAGATGTTAGAGTTTCTAAAGAAGTTATTGACTCAATTCCAAATATATCAAATGAAGTCAAATATGATAGTTGGCCAATTGGTCGGGTACCAAAACACATGCAAAGACCGGAGTTAGACCAATTAAAAGAATTAGGGTATAATTGGGCGGACCCTAGAGATGTGATTGACATTTTTGAAACTAAAGTCGCCAATTTTGCCGGTTGCAAATATGCGGTAACGGTTGATTGTTGTTCTCACGGATTATTTTTAGCTTTAAAATATTTACAATCGATTGGTGAGCTAGAAAAAGACTCTACCCTTACCATACCAAAAATGACATACATTTCCGCACCTATGCAAATCATACAAGCAGGAAATAAAGTAGAATTCGAAGACTTGGAGTGGTCCGGTGTTTACCAACTTAAAGGTTCTAGAGTTTGGGATGGTGCGGTTAGATGGACCAAAAATATGTATGTTGGGGGTAATGCATTACAAATAGTATCATTCCAATTAAAAAAAAGAGTACCAATAGGTAAAGGTGGTATTATTTTAACCGATAGTTTAGAGTCTTATAAATGGCTCAAATTGGCCTCATATGACGGTAGAGATTTAACAACACCATATACCGATGAAAACCATATTAAAATGCTTGGGTATCACATGTATATGACACCAGAAGATGCCGCTAGAGGTATTATTTTAATGGATAACGTTCCGAACGTTAATGAAGATACCGGAAATCACACAACATATGTTGATGCAAGTAAAGTGTTTTCCAAGCTTGACTTATTAAAATAAAAGAACTAAAAATATAAAAATAAAAACAAAAAATGAAAAAAGCATTTATCACAGGAATTAATGGACAAGATGGTTCATATTTAACTGAATATCTTTTAGAATTAGGATATGAAGTGCACGGAATTATAAGAAGAAATTCAAGTGTAGAATCACAACAAAGTAGGTTTTCAGATGAGGTAAGAAACAAAGTCAATATTCACTACGGAGATTTATTAGACCAAGGCGGATTAGAAAAGTTATTAGACCAAATCCAACCAGATGAAATCTATAATCTTGCCGCTCAAAGCCATGTTAGAATTAGTTTTGATATCCCACAATTTACCGTTCAAACAAATGCGATTGGTATCTTAAACATATTAGAAGCCTACAGACGTTCATGTCCAACTGCTAAATTCTATCAAGCCAGCTCTTCTGAAATGTTTGGAAATTCGGTTGACTCCGATGGGTTCCAAAGAGAAACAACACCAATGAATCCTGTATCCCCTTATGGTTGTTCTAAAGTATTTGGATATAATATTGTTAGGAACTATAGAAACGCATACAATCTACACGCCTGTAACGGTATTCTTTTCAACCACGAATCCCCAAGACGTGGTTCTAATTTTGTTACAAATAAAGTTGTTAAAACTGCGGTAGAAATCAAATTAGGTTTAACTAACAAATTAGAATTAGGTAATATGGATTCATATAGAGATTGGGGTCACTCAAAAGATTATGTAAGGGCTATGCACATGATAGTCAACCACGAAAATCCTGATGATTTTGTTGTTTCAACAATGACTACACACTCCGTAAGAGAAATGGTTGAATATGTATTTAAAAAACTTGATTTGGACTATACAAAATATGTAACTCAAAATGAAAAGTTTTTAAGGTCAGAGGAGTTAAAATACTTAAAAGGAGACTCCACAAAAATTAGAACAGTTTTAGGATGGGAACCAGAATATAGTTTTGAATCATTAATGGATAACATGATTGATGGGTGGATGGAGAAACTATTGAACAAAAAAATATTATAATATGACAAGAAAAAAAACAACAACAGATGAACCTGTTATACCGCAGTCTTTTACAAAAAAAGACTTTATTAATTCAGTAATAAAAAGAAAACAAAAAAGTAAATTTTTATCTGATAACCAAAAAGACTACTACGACATATTAGTAAGTAGTCAAATTACAATTTGTTCAGGTCCTGCAGGTGTTGGTAAAAGTTACATAGCAATGAAAGCTGCTGTTGATTTACTTATGGACCCAACTAACACTTACGAAAAAATTATAATTGTAAGGCCGGCGGTTGAAGCAGAAGAAAAGTTAGGTAGTTTACCTGGTAATTTGGAAGAAAAATTGGACCCATATATTTTTCCATCTTATTACCTATTAAATAAAATTATTGGGAAAGATACAAGAGAAAAACTAAAAGAGGCTGAAATTATTGAAGTGTTTGCATTGGCATATATGCGAGGAATGAATATCGATAATTCTATTTTAATTTTTGAAGAAGCACAAAATGCAACCCCAAACCAAATTAAATTACTATTGACAAGGATTGGTTATAATAGTAAATTTTTTATATCGGGGGATTTAGAACAAACTGACCGATATAAAGATAAAAAACAATCAGGGTTATACGACGCACTTCAAAGGTTTCAAAATGTTAATGACATTGGTATATATGACTTTAGAAATGCTAAAAACGTTAGAAATCCACTTATTGGTAAAATTCTAGAAAGGTATGACGAAGAAAATCGGGATTGAAGTTAATGGTGTTTTAAGAAATACTTTAGGTAAAATACGCCAAACTTATGAAAAATTTATGATTGAAAATAATTCCGAAGAAAAAACATTTATGTTGGATTCATCGGGAAATACTGAATCTATTGTTGAAAATGAATCTTTTGAATATAAGTTATTAGAAAATGTGGACAGTTTAAATTTGATGTCCCATTTTGCCTTTAAATCAGAAGACGAATTATATGATTTTTTATATCAAGAGTTTGCAATGCAAATTTTTGGTCATGCTGAATCTACAGAGATGCATACTTTTCATACACTAAATGATGTTTATATTAAATATAGAAACAGTAATGACTTTTTAATATTGTCAGATGAAATAGGTAAATCAAAACCGGCAACTCTTTTCTTTTTATCAAAGTTTGGATGTCAATTAGAAAAAGTAAAATTTTATTCAGATACAACTAAAAACTCCATATGGGATGAGGTTGATATTTTAATAACCGCAAACCCAAACTTAATTGATGAACACCCATCAGATAAAGTTATAATTAAATTTAAAACTGATTATAACAAAAAAAATAAATCAAAACACGAAATCAGTTCACTTGGTGAGTTAGATGAATGTTTACAAAAATTAGGAATATGTTAGAATTTTTAGGAGAACAGTATTATATTGACGTACAAGAAATTGATAATAAAATAGCAATCCCATATACGTTAGAATCAATTGAGATTGATGGTCAAAATGAACCACATATAAGTGTTGCAAAGTGGGAAGTATATAAAAATTTAATAGATGTTATATTATCAGAAAGAGAAGAACTTGATGAAAATTTGGGTATTCACAGTGCTAAAAATTTATCAATCCCTTTTAAGTTTGCATTTAATACACTATTAATAAACAACATAATAAAAAAGTTATAAAAAATGGAATTAGACAAAATCAAAAAAATCGAAACCTCGGTTGAAAAACTTGGGGACAAATCTGCTAGAATTTATTTTTTAGTACAGGATACTAAAGGAAATCCTAAAGCGGGTATTGCTTACATTTATCAAATGGCAATGTCATTAAGAAATAAAGGATTTAATGTGAAAATGATTCACGAAACAAAAGACTACCAAGGAGTTGAAGAATGGTTAGGAAAAGAGTATATGGAAATTGAACATTTACCTATTGAAGGTCAGAACCTTCCAATTTCACCTGAAGACTTTGTTGTTATTCCTGAGCTATACGCTCACGTTATGGAACAATTAAAGAACTATCCTTGTGGTAAATTAGTATTATGTCAAGCTTATGATTATATGTTGGAAACATTACCTCCTGGTATTTCTTGGGCTAATTATGGATTTATAAAATGTATTACAACATCTGAATTCCAAAAAGAATATATTCGTTCAGTATTTAAAAACGTTAGTGTTGATATTGTTGAACCTGTTGTTTCTGAAATTTTCACAAAAAAAGAAAAACCTTCTAAACCAATCGTTTCTATTCATTGTAGAGAACCAAGAGATACTGCAAAAATCATTAAAAGTTTCTATATGAAATATCCACAATATAGATGGTTTACTTTTCGTGATATGAAAAACATTAGTCAAACAGACTTTTCTAAATTTTTAAAAGAGTCTTTTGTATCTGTTTGGATTGATAGAGAATCTGGATTTGGTACTTTCCCAATTGAAAGTATGATTTCAAATACACCGGTAATTGGTGTGGTTCCAAACTTAAAACCTGATTGGATGAATGAAAATAATGGTGTTTGGACTTACTCTTTTAATGAGGTTATTGATATTTTGGCAAACTTTTCACAAAACTGGCTTGAAGATAATATTAGTGAAGATTTATACACTAATATGACTGAAACGGGAGAAAAGTTTCAAAACAAACCTTTGTTTGATGAAAAAGTGGAAACATTATTTAATGAATATTTTCAAGTAAGAAAAGAAATGTTTAGTCAACAATTGGAAAAATTAAAAATAACTGAAGAAAATTAAAAATATGGAAAACTTAGAAAAATTAGATGTATCGGTAATTTTACCAATAGATTCGGCAAAAAATGTAATGTTCAATGATTTATTTAATCGAGCAATCATTTCAATTCAATCACAAACTAAACCAATTAATGAACTTGTAATTGTACATTCAGGAGAAGAGTTGTTGAAAAATACACTTGATAATTTTGATTTCAGTGGTCTTACTGTGACATTAGTTGAAAACGAAAATGAATTTGATTTTTGTTCACAGATTAATATTGGAGTAAAACACGCTAAAAGTAGTTGGATTTCCATTTTAGAATTTGACGACGAGTATTCAACAATTTGGTTTAAAAACTTTGATAGATATGAAAAGGCTTATCCTGAGGTAGATGCGTTTTTACCAATTGTAATTGACACAGACGAGAAAGGAGTATTTGTTGGGTTTACTAATGAAGCAACATTTGCAGTAAGTATGAATTCAGAAATTGGTTATTTAAATAATGACACATTATTAAATTATCAAAACTTCCAATCAAGTGGAATGGTTATTAGAAAATCAGTATTTGAAGATAACGGAGGTTTTAAACCAAGTATGAAATTAACATTTGTTTATGAATACCTTTTAAGATTGACATATAATTCTGTTAAAATTATGACAATCCCAAGAATTGGGTACAAACATATGAACTTAAGACCAGGTTCAATATTTTGGAAATACAAAAACGGAGAAAATAAAATTACAGATGATGAGGTATCTTTTTGGATTGAGTCGGCCAAAAAAGAACATTTCTTTACGACCGATAGAAACATAAAATTTGAACCGCAAAGTGTATAATGTTTTTGGAGGAGACAAACCCCAACAATTTAGAAGAAAAGCAAAAGACAGAAAAAAAAAGTAAAAATTATTTTGATGTTAGAGAGGAAGAGGCGGTGAAAAATTATATCACCGCCGAAACCCAATTAGAAAAAGAAGAAATATATAATAAATTTCTTAAAGAACCGTTAGATAAAATGATTGAATCTATTATCAGACGTTATAAGTTATATCGAAAAGATATGGAGTATAGGGATTTACACACTGATACGCATTCTTTTTTGATAACTAAAGTGGATAAGTTTAAACCTGCTAAAAACAAAAAAGCGTATTCATACTTTGGTACTATTTGTAAAAATTACCTTATGGGTCAAATACAAAAAGACCAAAAGGAAACAAATAGAAGGGTGTCTTACGAAGATATATCAGCAACATTAGAAAATAGACCAGATATGGTTTATTATTTAGAATTTGAGAAAATGGATGCTGAAAAAATTATTGATATATTTCTTAATGACCTGAAAGAACATGTAAAAACAACTTCAATGCATGATGGTGAGTATAAGTTGGGAAGCGCACTCATTGAATTATTTGAAAATTATGGTAACATTTTTATAGGAAATGATAATAATAAGTTCAATAAAAATATTGTTTTATTATCACTTCGTGAAATGACAAATCTTTCAACAAAAGAAATAAGAACATACTTAAAAAAATATAAAGTTTTATATTTAAGTACCATTAGAAGAATAAATAATAATTAAAATTTATCTATTTATTTAGTATGGATAGAAAAAGAAAAAAAGAAATTGCACTTAATAAAGACTCCGTTTTAGGTCTTATGCAAGAAATATATAACGAACTCGTTGAGCAAAGGTCGACAGCCATACGAATTCAAAATAAAATGTTAGCTCTTCTAAAAGATGCCGAAGATATGACGGTTATTGGTCCTGTCATTAAAGAACAACAAAAAATTATTAACGACACTATTGAGAAAAAACTTAGTTTGTCAAAACTTCAATCAACTATTTGGGAAAAATCAAACAACGCCAAAGAAGATAACTTTTCGTTGTCTGATATGGATGAAACCGTATTACAAAGTTTAATTCAAAAAGACGTTAGTCAAAATAATAATAATGATTTTACACTCTAAAAAATGGCTAATTTAGATATTAATAAAGGTTACTCGGACGCTAAAAGTAAAATCAGTGCATACCAAACTGTAAAACAAAGTAAGGAAGACGATAATAAACAACAGAAAGAAAAAACAAAAGCCAATACTGACAAAAAGAAAAGTGAGGTTCAAAAAAGTATCAACGATTTAAAGAAAGGGGCTAGCGACAAAAAAAAAGAAATTAAAAATGAAGTTAAAAATCAATTAGAACAACTTTTAGATTTATTTAAATCAACTCTACCAAGTGGTGGGGGTTCATCATTAAAAGTTTTAACTAATGTATTTCTTCAAGCAGCAAATAACACAAAACCTAGAATACAAGAAGCTCTTGTTAGTGAAATTGTAACAACTATTGGTTGTTCAGAAGAACAAGCGTACACTCCAAACCAACCAATATATATTAAAGTTAATCAGGTAGATTTATTTAAGATATTAAAATACTCTCCTGATGACGAAGATTACAAGTTTCAATACGAAAAAAATACAACAAACAATGGTTCAACACCTTATGCAATGAACCAACAATTATATAAAAGATTACAAAATCCTTCACAATCGTTTTTACAAGATACTACGGGTGGTAATGGTCAAACATATAAAGGAGCATCGGCATCACAAATTTTTGATATACAATATGTACAAAATTATTTGGGTCCGAATAACCTTCAGGTTACTGGGGACTTTTTCAAAGTTACTCTTAATAATCAGGCAAATAATAGAACTACTGTTACAGATTTTTTACAAGATTATTACACAAGTATTGATGTTATGCCTTTTGATAATTTAGCAGTTAATTTAAAAAATATGTTAAGTGGTTCATTTGATTTTTCGGCCGGATTATCAAGTGACCAATTAAGGGAAGAGTCTAAATTTGAAAAAGTTTTAAAAAGAATAATGGGGATTTGTGAAGACCCAAACAAAAAAATCGATGTTGCAGGGACTTCCAAACTAAGTGATGTGGATGAAATTGATGATTCTTTCTTTGATGTTACAAATCAAGAATTGATGTCTATTGAACAAAAAATAAACAACACACTCAATGGTGTTGTTGAATACGAAGGGTGTGAAGGTATTAAATTACCTATTAATGTTTTGGCAGATAGAAAATCACAAGAAGAAATTGTAAATGAAAACTCAGATAATGCAAAAATTGAAAAATTTGAAAAGTCTTTAGATAATATGGCAAATGACCCAAAATGGAAATCATTAGTTCCGGGTCTTGGTTTAGATTTAAATATAAAGTCACTTTTACAAAGTAATATAATTTTAGGACTACCTTTGATGGTTCTTAAAACCATTTTATCACCAAAAGTTATGTTAGGGTTTTTAATTATGGTTAAAGCAATTAAAAATGAAATATCAGAAAAGTTAGACGACGCATTTGATGACCTAACAAATTTTATGAAAACCTTTAAAAAGTTTATTTTAAACTTTATGAAAAAAATCACATCCATATTTGTTGAAGAACTTTTTAAAATTTTAAAAAAACAAATTAAAGTGTTAGTAGAAACAATACTTTTAGAAATAATTAAAGAGGCTAAAAATAAACAAATTAGTATGTACGCAAATATTGTATATATACTTTTAGTGATTGGTCAGGGGGTTGTAGATTTTAGAAACTGTAAAAGTGTTATTGATGAAATATTAAAATTATTGAATCTTGGTCTTTCACAATTAAATTTGGGATTACCTCAGTTTATTTTAGCTGGGTCTTCTTTATTAGGTGGTGTATCTGATACAAGAGCATTTTCAAATGTTGTTGAAAAACTACAGAGTCAAGGTCTACCAACCGGAGCGGCCCCTGACGGTGGTCCAAACTTTATGAATATGTCTATGATGTCTTTAATTAAAGGAATGAATCAAGAACAGGCGGAAAATGGTAAAGCTGAAATTTTTATTCCACCATTGACTATGACACCGGCTGGTATAACTTTACCTTCAAAAGGATATGGAAAAGCACTCTAAATTATCATCTGAAAAAGTATTGGAAATTTTATCAGAGTATAAAAAAACACCAAATAAAGATTTGATTGCGGTTTTAGATTTTCTATATGAAGATTTTGAAAAAACAAAAGACCTAATTATTAAATTAACCAATCATTTGGATACAACGGAAAATAGTTACAACAAAATTTTAGAAGAAATAAATAAAAGAACAAATCAATTTTAATGTCAAACGAATTACCACTTCCCAATAGTCAAATAATTTTCTTTGGTGTTTGTGTAGACAATCAAGACCCATTGATGCTTGGAAGAATAAGATGTCATCCAATACAAGAAAACATCGAGGCGATGAAAGGCACCATTAAAGGGTTTAATGAAAAAAGTAAAAGTACTTTAAATGGTCCTTGGGGTGAAAAAGACCCATTTATATTTTTACCATTTTTACCATATTTTGTTAATCAAGTACCTAAAAAGGATGAAATGGTTATGATTATATACTTTAATAACCAACTTACAAAGGGTAGAAATAGGTTTTATTTAATTGGACCATACTCATCCCCCACAACGATTGAAAATGAAGATAATAGGTCATCAAGGACTCATACAGATATGGGGTATCAAAACTCAAGAGAAAAATTACCAAATATCAAAGACCCTTATTCAAAAGAATACCCAAATAACAAAAATGCGGGAGTTTTTCCAGAACCTGATGACATATCAATTAATGGTAGAGGTACGGCAGATTTTATATTAAAAAATAATGATTTGTTATTAAGAGCAGGTAAACACAAACCTTTTAAAACAGGGGAAATACCTGAATATGATGACAACAGAGCTTTTATTCAATTATCAAAATTTACAAACAAACTTTCATACGGTGCTCCTGAATCTTATGTCAGATTAGAAAGACAAGAACAACAATTAAAATACTTAATTGAATATGATGTCTATAACCCTGAAAGTGCTCCTCAAATTTTTCAAGGAGATGTAACAATTTATCAATTACCTGATAAAGAATCGAGGTCAACTAAAACAAGTCAATTTGAGTGGGATACTGAAATCACCGGTTCAACTTTATCCAAAGTCAGAATTGTAAAAATAGACCAACCTTTGGGTATTGATGATTTTGCAAAATTTGTATCTGACCAAATAGTTGCACTTAAAGATACTCCTGAACTAATGATTTCTAATTTACCGGCAAATGGTACGGTAAATCAAAACAACAACTCGGCAAATGAGTTACAATTTCCTTTTTATTACAGACCGTCAAAAAGAATTAGAAATATAATAAAATCTTTACCAAGTCAAAACACAATTACTGATTTTACAAATATGAATCAGTTAATATCAAAAGTTTTAATTACAACAACCGATGTTAGCCCTGGTTATGGGTTAGTTTTGGATAGAAAAGTAAGCCCTGAGTTACCATTCTTACCAAAAAGAGAAGTTTTCACACCAATTAAAACAGAACAAATTGATAATACAGTAGGTCTTATTGGAGCGTCCCAACTTTATCTACTATCACACGACACATCAATACCCGGAAAAGGTAAAATATCTTTACCTGGTTCAGTTTCGGGAATCAGTCCAACACAAGTTTTTGATGAGGTGGAACCTAAAACGTCTTCTATGGTTAGAGGTGAAGAACTATTGGAACTATTAGAATCTATTGTTGGATTTTTAGTTAGTCACGTTCACCCATATCCATTATTACCTCCGTCAGGGGTTGCTTATGATGGAACTAGTATTGACGATTTAACCAAAAAAATGTTAGAGGCATATCAAAAAGTTTTAAACAGTAATATTCGAATTAACTAACTATTTATATATAAAATAGTTTAATGTCAATTTACAGGTCATACTTCGATAAAAGTGATACAATAATACAAAATAGTTACACAAACACGGGAAGAAACCCGATTGTGGAATTATTTTATGGTCGCGTAGATAATTTAAGTGCGCCAATAGGATTTAGTCGTTATATTTTTGATATAGATTTAACAGACCTCCAATCAAGAATTTCAGATAAAATTATTACTTCTGGCTGTGGCACAAATTTTACACATACCCTTCGTATGACAAATACTTCGTACTTTGATGAAAGTTTAATTAACGATAAAACATCACAAGGTAGAAGAAGGGCCACGTCTTTTGATTTAGTGTTATTTAGAATACCCAAAACATCAGGAACCACAGGACTTGCTCAAAATTGGGATAGTGGTGTTGGTTATGACTATTATGATTATCAAGTAACAAATTTAAATGATAGGTCATTTTCACAAAGACCCTCAAATTGGTATGAAGCAACAATTATAAGTGGGTGGAGTTTAAATGGGATTTATGATAATACAAATTCGCAAACGGGTGGATTTAGTGGATTAAATTATTCGGCATTGACTATTGTTGATACACAACATTTTGAATTTGGTGATGAAGATATTGAATTTGATATGTCAAGTGAAATAAATAATATTTTGAATGGAACACTAACTGGGGTAACAGGATGGGGTGTTGCATTTTATCCTGATGTGGAAAATATTAGTGGTATGACTGAAAACTATTCCGTTGGATTCTTTTCACCACATACCCAAACATTTTACGAACCATTTTTAGAAACAAATTATGACGATTTAATACTTGATGATAGAAATAAATTTTATTCAGGAAATAATAATGAACTTTATTTATATGTTTATGAAAACGGTAATGCGGTTAATTTAGACGCACTTCCAACAGTAGACATATTGGATTTAAACCAAAACCCACTGACCGGATTTACAGGATTATCAACATGTCAAGTAACAAAGGGTGTTTATAAATGTGATATAAATAATTTAACAGCGTCTACCGTACCTTGTTTATACTACGACGTATGGAAAGGTTTATCTGCAAACACCGTATCCATATCAGATGTGACTTTGGAATTTGCACTACTACCTAAAAATGGTAATTTTCAAATAGGTTCAGTCACCCAACAACCAAAAATATATGGTTTTGAATTTAACGGCATAAGACAAAATGAAAAAGTTTTAAATACGGATATTAGAAAAGTTAACGTAATAATAAAACAAGCATATTCTTCTAATACGCCACTCACAACTGTTGAGGCATACTATAGAATATATGTTAGAGAAGGGGCAAGTACTGAAGTACAAGTACAAGATTGGACAAGAATTAATGAAGTTCCTGATGGGTTTTATTTCATTTTTGATACAACTGATAAAATTCCAAATGAATATTTTGTCGATATTAAAGTTGTTAGTGATAGAAATGTGGACACTTATAAAAGAGAATTACAATTTCAAATTGTAAATAAAAAATAAAGATATATTTATATTATAAAAGATTATGGCAGATTATTTTTATACGGTTGAAAATTGTGTTGACCAAAACGATACAGGAGTTTTTAGTTCAACCACACTATACTCGGTTGGTCAAGTTGTATCATTATTTACCCCATCAATTGGGTGTTACACAATAACTGAGGTTAATTTGGTTGGGGTTGCAACTTTAAATTTTGTATCGGTATATACAACTTGTTTAGAATGTATACAAACTACTGGAGGGGTTTTTGAATTCGAAAATTGTGCAAATCCTTCCGACCAACCATCAATAGACGTTATTGAATTTCCAATAGTTCCACAACTCAATCAAGTTTATAGTATATTGACAAGCTCCGGCACTTTAAACTGTTTTACTTTTCTTAGTTATGAATCAGTTGGTAGTGCGACAGAAGGATTAGTAAGTATAGAAGGACCATATGTTGATTGCCCCCAATGTACAGTTTTAAGTTTACCTCAATCAGCGAATACTGAAGTATTTGTTTGTGAATATATATGTGTGACTGGAGGTACAGGAAGTTCTGTTGTTGTTGTAACACCTCCACACCCACAATATTCTAACACTCAAGGTAATTCTGTAACACAATTGAACATGATTACACTCGGAGGTTTTAACGGATTAAATTCTTAAATATGAAAAATTTATCACAAATAATTAATAAAGTTCTAAGAGAAGAACACGAAAATAAAAGTTCTAGATATATGTTCTTTTCAAATTTAGAACAGATGAGAAGACAATGTGATTTGTTACTTGATTTGGACCACTCTATGATTGAAGAAATTCTTGAAAATGGCCACGATTGGGCTCAAGACCATATTTCTGAAGCTAAAAATAATATGGACCAAGTTTTTGATTTTTTAATGAATGAAGTTAACGCAGATTTCCAAAAAGACGATATGTACGACAACGAAGAAATGATGATGCAAGAAGGTCGTAAAAAAACAGGTACAAAACTTTGCGCTAGGGGATTGGCGTCCGCCAAAGCAAAATATGAGGTTCACCCCTCAGCCTATAGTAATGGACACGCAATACAAGTATGTAAAGGAAAAATTAAAGGACTTGACGGAAAGAGAAGATGTTCTGGTGCTTTTTGTTAAATAGACCTTAATATTTTATTTATAAGAATTTCTAAGGACTCATTTTGAGTCCTTTTCTTTTTTGGTTTGTATGATGTCATTATTGGTTTTTGACCTTTACCTGTTTGTGTATCTTGTTTTTCAGCCCTTCTTTTTTGTTGACATGCAGCCCTTTTTTCAGATGTACTCATTTTACCTGCAACCCCAGCAGCTCTACATTTCGGATAAGAACCTTTAGATGTGTCACTTCGACCACAAGGAGGATGTTTACCATCTACTTTTCTACAAATATCAACCCAAGGACCTTTTGGTTGTGAAGAACCTTTAGGTTTCTTTTTTTTACCAAACCATACGGCTAAATCTTCATTCAATGGAATTTTGTTTAAATCATACCATTCATTCATTTTTTTTCCGATTACTTCAATTGGGACTATTCTTAACTTACTGTCGGCATTTTGATTTATAATACCTCCATCCTCATCATTTTGTTTTTTGTGTTTTTTATTATAATGGGATATTTTTTTTGATTTTTGTTCAAGGTTTTTAACATTTTTTCTATTAGATTCCAATGAACCATCATAACTATCGTATTCTAAATCTGCATTAAAATATTTAGAAACTTTTGTTTTAAAAGGGCCTAATTCACTTTCTTCCCAATCAATTTCACCCATAGTTAAAGGACCATTATAATATCCAGCATATCTACTTGAAGTTATTTCTTTTATGACTTTTTGAATAATATTTTCTATCATAATTATAAATATTATATAAATAAAAAAAGGTCAGATTTCTCTGACCTTTTCTTTTATTAACCTTTAAATTGATTATCTCAATTCTTGTAAGTCGAATGAACGAACACCATCAACTGTGATACGTCCGTAGAAACGGTTGTTAACCATTTTCTTAGCGTATCTTGTCATTATACCTTTAATAGGTGTAAAGTTGAATGGGTTGTACATTGTAGGTGTTAATTGAAGTGGAACATATGGTGCATATACGTAACCAGTATCAAGAAGTGATGTACCTTTGTGTCCTAACAATACTTGGTTTGCTGGGAAGTAAGGGTCACGATATACTTGGTAACGACCTGCTAATGTACCAACTCTTTCAATACCCATGTTGTATTGGTCTTGCTCAGGAGATGCGTTTGATACGTGGAAGTACTCAAGGTCATCAAAGATTGCAGAAACCTCAGAAGAAACAACAATCCAGTTAGCTCCACCACGAAGTGTAGACTTGTGGATTTGTGCTGACAATTGGTTGATTGCTGTAATCAAAGTTTGGTTCCAGTCTTTTTGAGTGTAAGAAGTTGTGTTAGACAATCTTCTCCATCCGTTGTAATCCCAACGTAAGTTCCAAGCCGCTCCTTTACGAAGGTCACGAAGAATCTCACGGTCAATTTCTGCAGCAACTTGCTCAGACAATAAAGCTGTTAATTCAGCTTCAGCGTCGATGTTGTGGAATGCAGAAACGTCTTGTGCCAATTCAGGAGACCATTGTGCTCTTAGTTTTCTTTCTGTCACAGATACAGTAACTGACTCAAGGTCGAAAGAAACCTCACCAATTTGGTCTTCGAATTCAAGTTCTTTGTAACGTCTGTAAGCCGCCTTGATAACTGTGTTAGCACCTGCTCCAGACCAAGCACTTGTAAGAGTTGCTCCTGAATAACCATCAATAGTTTGTGCGTTAGAACAAGATACACATACTGGTACTTGTGCGTCGATTTCTAAATATATAAAACCTGTTTGAGAACAGATATTATCATAAGAACCTCCGTTACCTGCTGTAGAACTTGCAAATCCACTACCAAAAGGGGCTGAAGTACTTGTTGAAGTTGGTCCTACAATACCTTGACCATATTTTTGAGTAACCACTCTGAATAATAATGGTGTGTATGTAGATGTCCCAAGGTTAGCAGCTGCTGCTGAACTTTCAGTATACAATACCAAATTAGATAAAAACGCTTCGTTATCAATTTCTTGACCATCAGGTCCAATTAATTTACCAACACCCGCAGAAGAAAATCCTGACATAGCTACAAGGATTTTTCTATACTCAACACCCGCAATTGCACTTACAGCTGTTGTATATGCAGATGCGATAAGACTTCCATTTGACCAAGCAACTGTTGGTGTAGAACCTGTTACAGTTACAAACTGACCTTTTGAGTAATCGAATAAACCAGATGGATTCAATCCTGGTTCAGAACCTTCATAAAATAAATCATAAAGACTTCTAGTATAAGAAGGATTGTAATCACCATTTGTGTTATTATAACCATCGTTAGTTTGTCCTTGCATACTTGGTGAACCGATTGGTCCATAATGTGTTCCTGAAGTGATACCCAAATTATTTTGAACAGTACCACCAGAGTATCCTTGGATTTTAGGTACAAAATAGAACAATTTACCAATAGGTAAGTTCATTGCTTGTACAGAAACTAAATCGTTAGCCAACAATTTAGAGAATACACGTCTTACGATAGGGAAAACTACAGTTTCAAAAGAACCTGAGCTATCTGTAGACGCAGCTTCGTTAATTAGGTGAGACGCTTGGTTTTCATATAACTGTGCCATGTTCTCTTTGATGTGTCCTTTAAGACCGTCTAGGAATCCTAATCTATCCCATTTGTTAATTGTATCTTCTTTGATAACTTTAAGGTGTTTTAACCCGATGTTACCAACAAGACCTGATTCTAATAATGCTCCCATTTTTAAATTTTTTTTAGAGTTTATTTTATTTTTTTTATTTTATTTTGGACATTAAATCCTTCATCCTCATAAATTGAGGATTTTCATAAGCTTTAGATTCAATCAAGTTAGAAGATGAACCATTACTTGGAGTTTTAATAACTTTTTGTGTAATTGATTCAGTTACTACTGAATTTGGTGTATCACCTAATTCTTCCTTGATTGATTTATAAAGTGTTTTTGATTCTTTCAAAGAGTCTACATTATCGAATCTTCTAAGAATGTTGATTTTTTCTTGTTTTGTTGTTGAGTGTTCTGTAAACAAACGTGTAGCGTAAGCCAAGTTTGAATTGAAAATTGCAACTTCATTTAATTTATTTCTAAAAAAGTCTAATGCTTTTCTATACTCTTCATTTTTTTCTTTTAAAGTTTCAAATTCGTGAGACTCAAAAGTTAAATTTCTGTTTGGAGTGATTGCCTTTCTTAAACCTCTACCTTTTTTAGAACCATTTCCATAAGTTCTAGCAGCTTCAGCAGTTTCTACATCATCATCATCATCTTCTTCTTCGTCCATCCAACCATCTGAGATTTCATCCTCATCAGTTTCAGTAACACCATGCTTTAATTTTGAAGGATAAATCTTAGTTTTAAGTTTTCCGATTTTTCCTTTCGCTTTAAAAGCTTCAACAACATTTTCCAATGATTCTTGGTCGATTTCATAAACTTGGTCGTCCATTTCGTACATGTCTTCATCCATATCTTCATACATTTCATCCATATGACCCATACCTTCGTTGTAGTCCATTTCGTACATGTCTTCATCCATATCTTCATACATTTCATCCATATGACCCATACCTTCGTTGTAGTCCATTTCGTACATGTCTTCATCCATATGACCCATACCTTCGTTGTAGTCCATTTCGTACATGTCTTCGTCCATATGACCCATACCTTCTCTATAGTCAAGTTCTGACATACCTCCCATCATTGAATCATCTTCAAAAACCAACTCATATGTTGTGTTTTCAGCCATTTGTTCAATTGGTTGTTCCATTGGTTGTTCGGGTTCTTCTGCCGCTAAACTGATTAAATATTCAGTATTTGCTTTACCATCTTTTAAATGAACATAATCACCATCTTTTTTGATAATAAAACCATCCTCATCACCCATAGCCTTGAAAACTTTCATTAACTCGGGCATTGAAGCGTTTGACATATCAAGTGGAGGTAATTCTTCACCTGATGGTGGCATCGCACCTTTACCATTATCAGCACCTACTTCAGGTTGTTGTGTTACAACTTCCTCTTCAGCAGACACATCTTCTTCGCCTTCTTGTTCTGGTTCTTGTGGTTCTTCACCACCTTGTGATTGTTCCCTTAAAGACCTTTTAGAACCTAAAATAGATTCTCTTACTAATTCGCCGATTTCTTCCTTCATAGTTGAAGCAAGTATTCCTTTTGCATTTTCACTAATCGCTTCCTCAATAGACTTCATTTGTAATAAAGCCTCTTCGACTAAGGATTCTGTTTTTCTGTTACTCATTAAAAAGCATTAATATTTGCGTTTATTTTATAATAAATATATCTACATTCCAAAAAGTTTTATTTTAACACAAAAAACCCATAAAATAAAAAAGGTCCCTTTTGGGGACCTCATCATTAGATAATAAAAAAATTACTCAATCACTTCATCAATCTTACTTTCAACAATAGCGGTTATACGCCAATCTAAAGTATAAGTTTCATAAACTTTTGTGACTTTCGCCTCAACATCCGTTGGTGAAAAACCTTTAACAAGTTTTTCTTCTCTCATTTTTTTAATTTTTCCTGTGTTATCATCAACCATATCAGTTGTGATTTTTGCTACAAAATACTTCTCATCCATTTTATTAATATTATTTACCTAAATAATCCGATAATCTTTTCATTAAGTCAACAGATTTATCTAAACCACTATTACCACCACCATATGTATTTTCGTGTTCAGCCAATTTTTCTTCATATCTTGGTCTGTCTTCAGCATTTAAATATAGATAAGCTCCAGGTGTTGATGGTGAAGATACAAGGTCAAAACAAATTAACTCAAAATCATCTTGTACTTCGTTTTCGTCACCCTTTTTTACCAAAGACCCGACTCCACGAGAAGATACTCCCATGGTGACTCCTTGTCTCATAAGATTTGCGGCAACATCACCCTTTGATGTTACTATTCCTCTTTCGTGAAAACCGGGGCTAGTTAATAATTTAATTTTACCCATTAAAATATTTCCTTCCCACCACGTTTCAGTAATGAGGTGAGATACTCTATCTAAATCTACTAACGATGATTCAGGGTGATTAAGTTCTGATATAGACATTCCTCTTTTGATAACATCTTGGTATTTTTCAGATTCTCTTTTTAATATTTTTTCGGGATAAACTCTTCCGTTTCTATTTGGAACACCGTATTTCTGTAGTGTTGCATAAAAAACAAATGGTTTTGAATGGTCAAGTTGTCCGTATGATTCTCTAATTATATTTTGGTTTCTTGGTTCGTTTGGATTTATAATTCCTGCATCCCATTCAACAAGAATTCCTTTACCCGTATCTTTTGGTCCTAAAATTTTCATAATATTTTTATTAATAAATATTATATTTCTTGTGTTTCTGCCAATTTTGTCTTACTTAATGTGAAATAAAGTGAATTTTTTAAATCATCCTTATAAATTGCAGATAAAATATTTTTTATTTTTGACCTTAAAATTAAAGATTTAAAATCGTAAGTATCGTTGTGAATAAAAAGTGTTACTTCTAAATTTAAAAAACTTTTTTTGTTTTTTTGAAGTCCACTTGTTCTAAGGTCCAAGTCTACTATATATTTTTTTTCAAAAATTTTATGGTCTACAACTTCAAGTAATGTGTGTAATATTTGTCTTTTTATACTTCCTGTGATTGAAACCCAGTTTGTGTAATCATCTTTTGGTTCAACCCACGTTTGTAAAATTAAATAAATTGATTTAAAATTTTTGGAATCGACTGTTCCATATTGACATTTTGCATCATCAAAAATGTTTAGTTTTGATGTTTTTCCTTTCTTCATTTTTCATATGTAAGAGGTTTATTTTTATAAAATATAACAATTATAAAAGAATTTGTCAAAACCTAAAAAAGTTCGTATATTTATATCAAAAAGGGTAAAAAATTTATGATTATTATTGAAGTTAAAAAAAACAATATTGAGCAAGCGTTAAAACAATATAAATTTAAAGTTTATAAAACAAAACAATTAGAATTTTTAAGAGATAGACAAGAGTTTGAAAAAAAATCTGTTAGAAATAGAAAACAAAAAATAAAGGCGGCTTACCTTCAAAAGAAAAGAAATCATTTATCTTCTTGATTTTTATCTACCTTTTTTTTGTGGGTAAAAAAATCAACAGAAGTAAGACCTAAAGTTCCAAAGGCCAATAAACCGATAGTTTCTATTAAAATTTCAGGTGCCTCATATTTCCCACAACTGAACAAAGAAACAAATAAAGCGGCAATTAAAGAAATACTACACAAAAGACCAATAAATCTTTTTGAAGATATACCTCCGTTGGCACCTTCCATCATATTTTTAAAGAATTGAATCATAAACCTTCTTGAAGTTGCTTTAACTTGTAGTAGTTGTAAAAATCTACTGGTGAATTCTGTATTTTATCTACAGTTTTTTCTATTGTATTTTTTAAATCATTTTCAGTTGATTCGTTTAACTTTACTTTCAAACTATCAACAATAGATTCTTTTAATCTTACCATTCTTAACTCTAACTCATCTTTTGATAAAAAAACAATTTCTTTTATTTCATTTTTTTCACTTTCAGATAATGTAGAAATTTCTTCATTTAACTTTGAGTTTGCAACCTTTAACATTGTTTCTAAAGGTAAATTGATTGATTCAGAAATAGTTTTTTCTATTTTGTTTGTTGTTAAAACTTTAGATATTTGTTTTTTGGATTCTAAAATTGACTCTAAATTTTTAATAGACTTATTATATATGACAGTATCAATTGTTTCGTATTTGTTACTTGAGTTGTTGTGTAAGTCAATTGCGTTAATCCAAGAACCAATTTTATTCAAAACTCTTGTGTTATTTTCTACTAAAATTTGTGAATATTCAACAGATTCATTTACATAGTCATTTACCAAATCTGATGACATACCTTTGTTTTCAGTTAAATCATCATATATGTAATACAATTCTGCAATATCCTTATTTTCTAATACAATAGTTCTAAATTGATTAGAAAAATATTTAAACTCATCTTTACCATATAAATTGATAAAAGTTTCTTCTATTTTAGTTTTAATTTCACCAAAAGTTGCCATAATAATTTTTTATAATAAATACTTACTTATTCAATAAGTTTTTAATTTTATCATCTATTTCATTTAGGGACATTCGTCCTTTTGATAAATCTAAAGTGTTGTCCTTATCAAAAAAAGTATTTTCTAAAATTAAATTTAAATCTTTTTTGTTAAAACTTTCAGGAGTTACCCCTCCACCTTCAGGTGCTGGAGGAGCTTCAGGTGCAGGAGGTGCTCCTCCTCCTTCTTCAGGCGGCATTCCTCCTTCAGGTGCCGCCCCTCCGGCTTCACCACCAGCGGCTGGCACATCTTTTTTACCGTATAATGAATCAAGAGTATCAAATAATCCTGTTTTAGTTATTACCTCAGCAGTTTTACCTAACTCGGCAGATACCGCTCTTTCAATTCTTTGTTGTTGTAAATCAAGTCTAATTTCATCATCAGAAAATCCTAAAATATGTTTTTTGGCCCAAGACGCAGATACAGGAGCAACACTATCTTGAATTGGTGCAACAGCATCTTTAAACAATGTGATTTTTTCTTTCCATAGTTCTATACCAAGAAGGTCAGATTGTTTTGACGGATTTGTAAGTCCAAGAGTAAAGTTTGTTAATTCATCTTCAAACCCTAATAAAAATAAATGAATGATTGCAATTTTGTTCATTTCTGCAATCATAGATTTTTGAATTCGGTTGATTGTTCTTGCAAATCTAATGTCGAGAAGTGATAAGTTTTTACCATCACCAACAGCCTCTTCAAATCCTAAATACGCTTTTGGAATTCTTAATGCTGTAACTAATTTCTTTTGAATATATTCAATATCTGCAATTTCAGCCAAGTTTTGAGCTCCTGCTAATGTTGTTATTGGTTCAGGGGCTGCCATATCTCTTACAGGAATAAAGTAATCTTGGTCTACCGCCATTTGATTATATCTCATATCAACATTTCCTGTTTTTTGGTCAACAATTTGGTCTCTTTTAAATTTGTTTGCAACTCTTTGTACGTATGCATCAACATCTTTATCGTCCATATTACCAACAAAAACTTTAAATACACGTCTTTCAGGAGCTCTTGATACACGATAAATCAACATAGCGTCTTCAGATAACAAAAGTTGTTTCCAAATACGACGTGCTTTTTCTAACATTGAAGTTCCGTATGGTAGTTTTCTGTCGTCGCCTAAAATTCTAAAGTGAGCAACTTCCCAAGTATTAAACTCCATATTTTTTTCCTTCCAAGTAAACTTCAACGCATCATTTTCAATTTCTGCAGAATATTTTTCAGGTTGGAATTTCATACCTTTTTCTAAACGTTCAATTTGAATGTTAGGTAATTGTTGACAACCAACAACACCTCGTTCTGGGTCCAATTTTAAATACACAAAGTTGTCACCAAACTTACACGTATTTCTAATCCACATTGGTAAGTTTGTATTAATATCTAACTTATTGTTGAATAAGTCGGTTAAAACTGATTTGATTCTTTTTGATTCTGAATAAATTTGAAGAATGTGTCCATCTTTATCAGGTGTTGTTGATTCTTCAGCATAAATGTCTAATGCTGCCGAAATTTCAGGAGTATTATGTGAAAAAATAGAATCTGTTGCAAAATTTTTATACCCTGGAACCGTTAAATCATAAACAGGAACAACACCATAAGGTTCAATTGATAATATTTTGTGGTTTAGATTAATTACGTCATTTTTTGCCTTTGCGGTCGATAACGGTGATTTTTTAATACCATATGCCATCAAAAAAGTATTCCAATCTTTATACCCATTTGATACAATTTCTCTTTGTAATTTTCGATAAGATATATTTAATTCTTTAGAGGTTCCTTTTAAAGTTTTTATTTTTCTTGCCGTTTCAATAATATTATCCCAACCAATTTGTATATATGCAGGATTTTTGTCACCACTACGTCTTCCTCCCCAAACTAATTTACCTTTTCTTTTTGCAACTTCTGACATTTTTTTTCTATAATCAGGATTAGACCATAATTTTTCATTATTTATTTTTGCGTGATATGCTCTGTGTTCTGATATTTTCATTATTTGTAAATTTTCAGGTAAATTATTTTTACCATCAAAATCTATATGATGAACTTCTTCATCCTTATTTATTTTTTTATCATAAAACCATTCAGCAATTAAATTATGTTCGGAAATCCATCCATTATGACCCTCATTTGAATTACACGTATAAACCCAATTATATTTTTGATTATTAAAGAATGATTTACGATAAAACGGCATCATTGAATCCCCCAGTTTCAAGTTCATAACCCTTTCAAATGAACCATCTCTTTTCATAAACTGGTGTTCCCAAGTTGCAATAATAAAACTTTTGTCATCAAAGGTAATTTTATAAGTCATTTCATCTCTAGTGTAATGTGCATTTCTTGCAATTGCAGGTACCACTTTTTTAAGATTGTAATCGTACGCATAAGTAATAAATTCATAATCTCTACCTTTTTCCGCTAACTCTTTGATTGTTACAAAACCACTTGGAGTTGCAATTTTAGTGTCACCCGCTAAACAATATTCCATTGACTCATAATCATAATATGAAGCCATTCTTGTTGGTTCATAATATACTGCCTGTTGATACAGGTTACTTTCAACTTTTTGCCATTGTTGACCAATGTACATTGTTTGTTGAGCCTGTAGTTTTTCTCTTTCGTAATCTTGTTTTATTGGTGTTTTTAAAAGTTCTTTTTTATCGAATTTAAAAACAGGGGACTGTTGGTCCATTGTTGAATTTGGTCCAAAAACTTTACCTAATCTTTGCCAAACTGTATATTTTTCTTCTGCCATTTTATTTTTTAAAATAGTTGATTTTATAATATTTTAAACTCTTCTACCACCAAATAACCAAGAATAATTTTCATAATCACCTTTTGTTGGTCCCGAATACGTTCTACTATTATACATATCGGTTTGAGACGGAATTGAAGGGTTAAAATTTTGTGATGATTCTCTAAATACATTTTTATCTGTCGTCCAAGAATCAATCATCGCTTTTGCCTGTTCTGTGGCCTTTTCAAGTTGAGCAAAAGAAGATTCCCCAACATAAATGGCCATTGCCATTGCCATAATTAAGTCATCGTGTTGACCCTTTTGGTGGTCAGGTCGTCCATTCACATAAACAAAAGTATTAAGTTCATTAAACAACCTCTGAGACCTTACAGCAAACCCAAATCTTAAAGCTTCCTCAAACGCCTGAACAATAAGAACTCTTTTTGAGTTAAAATTAATTCCTGGTATTTTGTCATTTTGTTTTGGGTCCCACTTCCATTTATCTGCAGGATTTATTCCATCTATATATAAATTTTTATAACCTAACTCTTGTAACTTTCTTGATGTTGCAACACCCATACCACCGGTAATATCCGTTACAATAAATGCATTATACATTGTTGCCCACTTATAGGCGATTTCAGCAACAATATCAGGTGGAACTTTTGCAATATATTCTAAAACTTGTTCTCTTTCATCAAAATCGATAATAATAAAAGTTGTAAAATCTTCACTATCACCTCTTGAAACATCCATTCCCATTATGTATCTGTGTCCTGCAACCGGTTCTTTCCATTGCCACAATACACCGCCCATAAATTTATTTTCAGGTTCTTTAATAAAATTGTCTTTTATTTTTTTCATTGTTTCAGGAGGTATTACGTTATCCCCCGAACCTAAAAAGTTACACTCCAACTCTTGTGAAATTTTTCTTTTGTCAAACTTTAATTTTTTTGACATCGATTCAAACCAAGAAGAATACGCTTTATACCCTTGATTTAGTTTTTCTTTTATTTCTTCAAAATCTCTATCGGATACTTTTATATTTGAATAATCTAATATTATTTCATCATCTTTATATTCATTTCTATTTAACATATAGTGAATTATATCATCACACTTAATTAACTTAAAATCTTTAGAATATCTTGGGTCACGAAACCAAAACATTTCAGTAATCTTAAAGTCATTCATTCCTTTGATTGCTTGTGAATAAATTGAATAATAAATTGGGTCAAATCCATTTGGTGTGGAAATTACAATTACTTTACCACCCGTAGATAAAGACGCCATACATGCAGACCAAAAGTCTTCATCAGCGTCAATATAAGCGGCCTCATCAAAAATAAGAATTGTTGGTGTATATCCACGTAAAGCATCTTTTGATGTTGCAACGGCTTTTACTTCACAACCATTACTTAATTTAAAGTGTCTTGCCGCATTTTTTTCAGATGAAAATCCTACACCTAACCAAGAAGGCCATTGTTCAACAAAAGCCCTTACTTTATTTGCCATTTCAACAGCAGTATCCAATTTGTTTGCAATAATTAGGATTTTTTCTGGTTTTGATTTTTTAGCAAAAACCAATTTTTTAGATGCCCAAGCCGATGTAACGGTTGATACTCCAGCCTGACGATACTTTAATGCAATATTTTCTTCAGCCGTATCGTAGTCTTTTACAAGAGTAACTTGGTCGTTAAATAATTCTAATGGAACGTATTTAGATTGTGTGTTGTCGTAAGTTTGCAAATATGTTTTAAGCGCATATGGTGTGTCATTTACACACTTAGCATACTCTAATAATATTTGTTCTTTTGATAACGACATTCATTTTTAAATTCTATTTCTATAGTTTCTTAAAAGTTCTTTTTTTGTAAAGTGTGGAGGAATATGTTTTTGAATAATGTTTAAAATACTTTCTTCCAAATTACCTACTTCATCTTCACAAGTATCATATACTACTTTATCTTCGTTTTCTGTCATATCATCTGTAACATACATTCCATAGTTACCATCAACAACATAATGACAATTACCTGTTTCTTCATATTTGGCATCGGCATCCATCACCATACTTTCAAATTCTCTTTTTTGTTTTTTGAAAAAAATGTCTCCAAACCCTTCTTTTAGTTCATCATCGGATGTGCTTGCAAAATCTTTGATTTGTTTTTTTGTCATAGACTTAACAACATCTTTAACTTTACCTCTATAACTTTTTGGTATATCGGACATTTTTTTATAACCTTTTTCAACTGAATAAGCAGCACCCATTAAACCTCTTTGTTTTTTTGATACGGCCTTTTCATACATTTCAGACTCTGTTGGCATTCCGTCACCATAACTATCTTGACCATCATCAGTTCCTGGTCCAACTTGTTTAGGGCTTTGTGTTCTTTTTCCCATTTCGAAGTCCATAGGGTCTTCCATATCTTCTTCAAGTTCTTCTTCATATGTAACAAACGCTTTTCCTGATGCCTTAGCTTTATTTTCATCATCAGAGCCTTTTTTCACATTTAATACTCCAGCCTGTTCCATAATCTTACCATATAGTAAGTTTAATTGTCCGTTTGATAACTTTTCTAAAGTTCCCATTGAAAACCCTTCGTGGAGTAATCTTTGAAGTTTATAATTCATATGTTTCATTTGATACTAAATTTTTTTCCCAATTTAATACGACATCTCTTTCGTATAATTTATTTTCAACATTTTCAATACTTTCTCCAAATTGAAAAACTAATCGTTTCTTTTTGAAAACAGTTATTTCGTCTGAGTCTGATTTTTCCCACCCCAAAGAAATAACCCCATCAACCGCATCATACACACAAAAAAAGTCTGAATTTTGAACCAAATCCAATTGTATATCTGAATTTTTTAAAATCCCAACTTTTTTTATAAAGTCAATTTTAGGAGGTGATGGTCTACCGGCAGCCGGCTCAACATCCCAATCTTCACCATACGCATCGTCAACATCAGAAAAAATAAATTCATAAATGTTATCACCTCTAAAGTTTGGTCCTAATTCATTTATATAAATTAAATTCATATAACGTTTCCTTTTCTATCGATTTTAATTTGTTGACCTCTACGATTAAAAATTAAATTACTTAAATTAGTTTTACCAACAAACTGAGCCCCTTCATTTAAAAGTCTGTTTGCAGTTTCCAATTGGTATCTTGTTTCAGTTAATTCTTCTAATTCTTTTTTAGCCTTTAATTTTGTAAGTTTACTTTTGATATAATCTTTTTGTCTTTTTTCTTCCAAAATTGGTAACTCATCTTCAGTAACTCTAAAATATCCTTTCAAAACATTTTCAACTCTTGATTCACCAAATATATTTTCTTTTGGTTCTTGCGGCATTTCACCACCCATTGGTGGCATTTCATCTCCCATTGGTGGCATTTCACCCCCCATCGGTGGTTCTTCACCAAATTCAATATCTTCATCACCACCAAAGTCTAAACTTTCAGGACCTTCATCACCGTACATATCAACTTCTTCAAATTTTGATAAAATATCTTCTTTATCATCTTCATCCAATTTTTCTAAATCTAATGCTGATAATACCATATTGATAACATATTTAATGTCTTGGGAATCCAATCCATCCTCATCTTGGTTGTTATATGCTCTTAATTTTTGTGATAATTTACCCGTTAATCTTTGAATTGTTTTAAAAGACCCTCCTTCTTCACCTTCACCACCCATATTAGGCATTCCACCCATTGGTTCTTCTTCACCTCCCATAGGTGGCATTCCACCCATTGTCTCTTCTTCACCTCCCATAGGTGGCATTCCACCTTCCATACCTGTAGGTTCTTCACCCATCGGTGGCATTTCGCCACCCATTTCAGGACCACCTTCCGCTGGTGGCATTTCTCCTTCCATACCTGTAGGTTCAGGAGCAGGAGGGGCTGACGCTTCAGGTGCAGGTGGAGCTGGCGCTGCAGGTTCTTCGGGTGCGGGTTCAGCCGCCGGTTTAGGAGATTTTAATACGAATTTTTTTTTTGGGGCGGTTTGCTCGCCAATTAAAGGAATTTCTTCTTCGTTTTCGTAAATGCGATTCATTTCTTTAGCGTGAAGATTTAATTTCTTCATTGCTTGTGAATAAGAATCAAAATATTTTCTTTGTCTTATTGGGTCAGAATAGTCAAGTAACGACTCATTAATTCCTTTTTTAATAATATACCCCAATTTTTCTTTTACAATACCATAAGTATAACCATCGGCTAATGTAATAGTATAGTTTAAAGTTTCATTTTCGTTAATGTATTCTTTTGGTTTTTCATTATAATGCGCAATTTCTAAGATACGTCTAATTTTGTCCATACCTTGTAATTTTTCACTTCCAAGTGCTTTTAAATCTGCCATTTGTGTTTTTCTTAATAAGTTATTTTTGTATAAATATCCAAAAGGATAGTTTACCTCATTAATAAATATATTGTTAATATATAAATTGATAAATTATTCTATATTTAAATGTTCTAAAGAAAGTTTTTTGTCTGTAATTTTGTTTTTAAAGTCTTCTAATTTTTTAATATACCCCGACCTTCTTAAGAATTTGAACACCAAATTTTCATATGAAAACTCACCTTCTTTTGATAAACCACATGTTCTATATTTTCTTAATTTCTCTTTGTATTTTTTAACCAAATTAATTGCCTCATCCAAATCTTCATCTTTTGCGTTTTCTAAAACACCATCAATAATATCCATCCATTGTTGAGCCTTTTGTTTAATCTTATTTTCGTCTATTTCAAATTTTTCTTTTTCAGGTACTCTAATCCACTTGTCAGATACCAAAGAATACGACCCCATACTCTTTTCTTTTTCATTTGAATCTTGAATAAAAACTTCAACCTCATACCCTTTGATTCTTATGTCGTGAGATGCGTTAAATAAAGTTTTTTTAAGTCTGAATAACTCTTCATATAATTCTTTATTTTCACCGGCTTCATTAAAGTCATATAATAGATGAACATCAAAGTCAGAAAACTCTGACCAATTGTAACCTGTTAGTGAGCCAATTAAAATTATATCTTGGATGAAAATATCTTGGTCGATTGTTTTTAAAAAAACATCAGCAACTTGCAAAAGTTTTTTTCTTATTTCTGGTTTTAATTTGTAAGTTTGAACTTCATCTTTTTTATTTTTATCCCAAACATCTGAATTCAAATCATTTTGCAGATAAAAACTATCAATAATCTTATTATAACCTTTCATACCAATAAATAGTTTGGTATTTTATATTTTTTTGTATTTGAATTTTCTTGCGATATTTTGATTAAAATATTTTCCTTGTGATTCTGCAAGTCTAAATTGGGCATATATTGAATGTGGTACTTCCTCATACTCATAAATCATTTCATTATTGAAAGTTACTTTAAGTGTTTTATCTTCTGAGTTATATTCACTTCTTTTTAAATTTGATGAG